GGCATTATTATGAGGTTGTCCTGTTCAGGCAACATAGGAGGCTGATATGAAGATACTTACACCAATAGTGAGCGCCGCTCAATCTTTCACAGATACGCAGAAGGCACAGGTCCGGGCAAACATCGGCGTGCTCTCTGCTGGAGACACGCTTACCTTATTGCAAAACAAGCTCAATAAGCCTAGTATAGTGCGATCTTCATACAACATAAACGACTCATCGTCAGCGGACAATACTTTGTACACATACACGGCGACAGCTCCATGCATAATTGATCTTTCCGTTTCAATCTATGCCAACTCTCCTACGCTATCCGGGACTTTGGGTCTAATGGTTCGCTGGGAACCTGTCAATGACAGCTACGACACGGATTATTTTGTACTTAAGGATGCCGACCATGGCAGCGCTTTCTCAAGGTGCGTTAAAACTTTATCCACCGGAGACGTGTTCCGGTGTGCAATCCTAAATGGCAACACTTCCTACCCATACACGGCATCAGGGCTAATAATGGGATATATGTTCACTTTGTAAGGAGTCATTATGAATTGTAAAAGTCTTGAAATCCGCATGCCTTATAAGATCGCGATAGCGATTTTCACCGCATTTCTCACAGCAGCCGGAGGAGGGCTCGCCGCCGCGAAGACAGGGATTTCCTCGGACGACTCGCGGGTGGCCACCCTTGAAACCCGTATCGGCGAACAGCAGAGCCAGATTGAAGCTGCCAAAAGTGGCAGTACATGTAATGTATCATGTATGGTATTTTGCATATGACGGTGAACTAATTCCTCCATAAATGGTGAAATCGTTGCCGGGCATTATATAAATAAGCGCACCCTGTTATCATAATGGGCTAGAAAAAATATATATTTAAAAGTAGATACCAAATTTACATGGATTCCTATATTTATGACGCAATCAATTTCAGATAGCGGATTTATTAAATCCCTTACTCAAGATCAGATATGCATCTTGGAAATATGCAAAAAATATGGATGTAATAAACAGAAAATCATGGACAATTATGCCGGTGAAATTAAATCTTCCGGATTCTCATTGACTAGAGGCGCGTTTAATAAGCGAATTTCCAGGATGCTTGTACGGTATAATGGATATATTTCAAAACAACATGCCGGCGAAAATACCAGTAAGGCGTCTATTTCCGAATATGACCATGAAATTGTTAATGACGTCACTGAAAATGAAAATCGCTATTTGCGCAAACAAGTTTCCGGACTTAGAGCTGAAAATGATAGGCTTCGGGTAAATTCCTATGTGGCTGCCGAAATAGCGAGCGAGCTTAAAGACGAGATACATAAGGTATCCTTTGACACATTTTCAATAAATATAACGAAAATGAATACCGGTGATCATCATCTTGTCATGCCGATCGCCGACGTTCACTATGGAGAAGTGATAGATCCTCTGGCCATTAATAACATAAACGCATACAATCCTGAAATTTCCAAGGAACGTCACGTAAAGCTATTTACCAAGGCATTGGAGATGGCTAAAGAGCATGACTGTGGAATCCTCGACATACCCGTTTTAGGTGATATTTTCTCTGGAAACATTCATGATGAACTTGTAGAAACTAATGCCGGACCGATCACACGAATGATGATAGATTATTTCAAATTTTTCGTCGGCGCGATTAAATCCATTTCAAAGAACTTCAAGCAGGTGAATTTGTATTGCGTAGTCGGAAATCATTCCCGGACTACAAAGAAATGGCAGTCTAAAAATAAAGGGTATAATAATTATGAATACATTCTTTATTGTTTCATAAAAGAGGCCTTTGACGCCAGCGAAAATGTCAGTGTTACCGTTTCTGATTCTCCTGTTCTTTTCGCCAACATAGGTGAGCAGACATGGAAAATAGAGCATGGCGATGCTTACAAGGGCGGAGCTGCATTCTGCTCTCCGCTTGGAACAGTATCCCGCGATAATTTCAAAGATTTTATGATATATTCTGCTACTGGAAAGGTGGCGGACGTCTGCATAATGGGTCATTGGCATATCGGAGGTGAATGGTTCCTTGCCGGAAAGAACATCCCGATCATATTCCAGCCATCCATAGTTGGGCCGGGTGAATATAGCATGGCTACGCTTCATAGCGCATATCCGGCGGCAAGCTATCTATTCGTTACAGATGGTAAGCAGATAACAAATCAGACCCTGTTCAAGCTTTAATGGACAAATATGTCTAGTTTTTCATTCATTAAATCTCAGATAAAACGGATGGCCCCTGAGACCGCATGTGTTCTTATAGGTCAGCCAGGAATAGGAAAGACCCAATTTGCAATATCTCTTGCTAAGGAACTTTGTCTTAAACTGGTAAAGCTTCGCTGTGCTGAAGACGGAGAGACCGGCGATCTAACCGGACTTCTTCGGGATGTTAATGGTGTACATTCTCATACCATTCCTGACTGGCTTTCTGGAACAGAGCCAATGCTACTTCTTCTTGATGAGATAAACCGTCCTAAAAAAGAAATAATTAATGCAATCATGCAACTATGCACCGAAGAGCAGGAATTCCTTGGCAAAAAACTTCCTGCAGGATCCAGGGTGATATGCACAATGAATTCTGCTGCATATGCTAGCAATGATGTCGATGAACTCAACAGGGCGTTTTTCAGCAGACTTGCCAGATTCTACGTTGATGTGGATAAATCAGGATGGCTATCGTGGGCTACAACTCATCGGATACATCCAGATATAATTAGCTACATAGATCAGGCTGATGATAGTCATTTGTTTGATATGACGGATGTAGAATCATATGAAGATGACCACACGGTAAATCCACGGTCTTGGGAAGCGTTTTCCAAGATGTACATAAATGGCGTTAACATGGGCAGCTATAAGGATGACCCTATAGTAATAAAGAAAGATGCTGAAATATGGCTTGGATCAGAAGAGGCGAATTCGTTTTACTCATGGCTGTGCACTAAACGGCTGTTTAATCCGCAAAACTTTCTGCTTGAAAATAATCAGGCAAAGGTCACCGCCTCAGCAGTTAGAGTAGCTAAGATGCTCACCGTATATCAGACGGCATTGTGCGGAAATATTATGCAGACCGCCATATCGCTTCTGTCTGACCCAAATATGACGGAATATAATAAAAATATAGTAAGCAATCTATACCATTTCATGGACAGAATGCCCGTCGAACAGGCATCTAAGATGTATGTCGATTACATAGAGCCATGCATAAAGATAACCGACAAACCTGATTGGCTAATAAAACTCATGCATACTAACGAATCAGTCTGGTCAAGTATGAAAACTGTAATTCAAGGAAAGAGAAAAAAATAGTAATGCCCTATTGACAATTTTAATAATAAATGCTATGTTTAACTATGTCAAACATCTATTATAAAAGGAATCACCATGATTATCAAATACATTTACGGACATGACAATTCATTGTTTGCTACGCTGAAGCTCACGACATACTATTCCGAAAAGGATCATCAGACCCATAATAAGAAGAATGGGAAGGATGTTTACACAGAATGGACTGAACGAAGATGCGAAGCTGTATCCGAACTTATCTCTCATAAAAAATCTGAAAAGGTATTGCAGAGTATCCTATATGTCGGGCGAAGCTATCAGCGTCCAGGCGATGCTAATAATCGTAAGGAAGGAAGGCGTATCGCTATTGCTAGATCTCTGGAGCAATTCTGGACTAACAATGCTAAACTGCTATCGTTTTCTGCGGAACATGTTCTTAATAATACCATTGATGAACTTACTAACCATTCCGGGGATACGGTTATTTCCGTAACCGTGTACTAATACTGGGGAATAATATGCTAAAAAATTTTAATGGATATCTTACATCATACCGTCCTGATATCAAGGATGGCGTTCCGTTTATCAAATTTTCCATAACGGCTAAAGAAAGCGGGGCTGGAAAATCTATTCTTAACGATATGCAAGTAATGGATGCCGGGCTTGACGGCGCATATAACTTCGTAAATTCAACCGGATATGGTCAGGCAAAATATACGCTCGACACTCCATATGCACTTAACGTGACATTTGACATGATTGAATTCAAGGCAGATCTTATTTCAGTATCAGTTAAAAAGAAGATAGATAAGGATATCGGGGACTGCGCAGAATATATCTTTACTTTTTCAATGGCCCCGCATACCGATGATAATAAATTCTGGTGCAGCTATCTCAAGGTAAAGGAACATCAGGATGAACCTGAAGAACAGTCTCCGCTAGAAATTGAAATCGAAGCTCAGGCGGATCATCTGTTTGGCCTTCCGACAAGAAAGAAGAAAAAGACCACTGCTCAGTTCATTCAGTTTCCTATTTCGCTTTCTGATATACTTGGAGAGGATCTTACTAAAGATGTCACAGTTGATGAAAATGAAGGTAAGAATTAAACTTGTTGGTGATGGAGAAAGGAGAATCCGGTTAGGATTCTCCTTTCTAATTCATTATAGTTTGTGAAATATATTTTAATAATGATAGTTATCATCAAGGAACTGAAATGAATACACAATTAAATTTAGGTAGCCAGCTAGTTTTAATATGCGCCCTTCTTGGCGTAGCATTCATTATTTTTAAAATATGCAATATAATTGCATGGAGCTGGCTATGGATTCTCGCCCCGTTTTGGATTCCTATTGGCATAAGCGTAATACTATTGGTAATCGCATGCCTTCTATATCTAAACAAAAGTGAACCTCCTCGGTTTTAAATAAATGAGCCAGGAGCATTTTTTTCAGTCAACACTAGCCAATTTACGCCACGGTCTGAACACCAGTTACGGGCCGCCGACCATTTAGCCTGATTAACCATAACTTCTTCACATTGGGCATAGTATCTTGCCATTTTTTTGTTATGCCTTTTTACTTGAGCCGGTGTTGCCGATTCAACTATGGTCGGAGGGGATTCGGGCATTACCGAAAATTTATGAGGCTTTATCTCGATGAGCCATCGCGCTGGTTTATCTGATTCTTGAGATTTGCACTCGCAATATATGTCTGGCTTATATATGCTCATTTTTTGATATTTAGGTGACATATAATATATGTCAAACGGTTCATATCCCCATTTTGTAATGAATGCATTTCCATCCATTGCCTCAAATACACGTTCTTCCCATGAAGACTTACATACGGGAGCGGGAAGGTTTTCCATATATTTTTCTGGATTCAGAAGGCAATATTTGCTATGTTTTGTATTCATTCCATATAGCATAATTTAATCCTACGCATATGCGCCGAGGATCTCCTCTATTTCTGCGGCATCATAGTCATCAGTTAATTCATATGACACTTCGGTGTCATCCGGATATACGGAAAGTTCTTCTCTACCCGTTATGTTTCCTGGGAACGGGGTGAATTTTTTACTGAATCCTGCAGGATATGTCTTTTTGCTGCTGTTATCCAATATTTTTGTAAGATCATTTACAGTATCAGAATCCATTGCATAATCAGAAAGAAGCCGGAGAAGCTGATAAAATTTTTCTGTGAAATACGGGCTTACGGTCTTATCGATGAGGTTCTTCGCCATCGTGACGCATTTTTTTTCTTCGCTGGAAGAAATTGGAATTTCTCCTACGTTAACTTCATTTTCTCTATCCGGTGCAGTGCGAAATAAAATTGCATCTTCCGTGGCACTTCTTTGAGATACCCTTTTATATGCATTTTTTCTTTTGTATTCTGTGCATAGGTTCTTTATTCCTGTAGCTTTTAGCTCAGATAGCAAGGAATCAAACTTAGATTTTGGATTGTCCCTGTATATTTCCCTCATCTCATAACTGGAAAAGCTGGCGTACCCAAGTTTAGTGGCAATGCATATACTATACAGATCCGCTTCAAGCGCCCCTGTCCAAAAAGAATCATTAAGTCGAAGACTTTCATTGATGTCCTTTAACTTAGCTTCCACATCCTTTGCAAGCGACGGGCATAGATGATTGAAGCATTGTGTCCATCCCTTGAATGTATTTATCATGTCTATTATTGACATTCCGTAAAATTCTTTATTATGCTTATATTCCAGGCTGTAGTTAAAGAAGCATTCAAAGTTCCCGAGCGTCTTTATGAATAGCGATACGTCAAACTTCTGTGTAAGAAGATCGGCGAATGCCTTTATTAATGCCCGCAATGGCTGCATGAGGAGTTCAAATGTCATCTCTATGGCGGTCTGGATTGCCATATACAGCTTATACAGAAAATCAAACAGGAGATCATTCATTGATCCGGTAAGCCCTATTCCAAGGTTTAGTTCTGTTCCTATTGAAAATTTGCTTTTAAGACATGATATGACATAATCAGGATCCCGTGAAGTGTCGTTTCCGGAAGAATCCGTGTTGCATCCTGTCACACAGGATATAGCTCTGCAAAAGCATGGACAATCAACCATTATCAGATATAGTTCATCCCAGTCAAACGAAAGAGACGCTGATACGCCTACATCAACTCCTATGCCGGCGGATATTTTAAGATCAGAAAGTATATCAGACAGGCATTTTAATATGGCGGTATTAAAATTAAGCGTCGCGGTTTCTAATCTCATTCGAGCAGCATCTATTTTAATGAAAAGGGCAAATGCAGCCTTGGTCGATATATCGATTGATTCTTGTATCCATGCTATCCATGTGCTTAGCATTTGGCAAAAATTATCGGAAAGCTTTATTTTGCTAAGATTTACCGGATAATTATATGAATTGAATTGTTTTATGCCGAACTTCATTTTAGATAGCGCATCCACTGCCGTATACGCGTTTATTCCCATAGTGTCCTTGCACCAGTCAAACACTATCTTTGTGCAATTCGTGGCTTCCAGTTTAGACGATGCATCATATACTGAATTAGCTGCCTTGTTAACAGCTTCCGTGAAGCTGCTAAGAATGGCGTCATCACCATCAGTCGATGAATTGCCTTGCCTAGGAGATATTACGTCAGTTATGCACTTTGCCATACGGTCATATGCCTGATAATCATATTATTATATAAAATAGTTTATATAAGATTCGCGGAAGAAAATGCCTGGGCGTTAGTATGGAGAGAAGAATTCCACCATAGAAAAATATATATTATCATTGATGCTGAAAACTATCAAAGTTGTGGAACGGCATTCCACGTTAATCTAAAGCTGAGCGACCTGAACGGTCCTCTGCCGAGGTAACTGCCTCTAGATGGCTTCAGAAATGAAACCAGCACGTAGACACCATTGAAGCGAAAAGAAGCTCCTGCCATTTATGACAGGAGTGGTTCACACAGGGTTGAGAAAAGCGGCTCAAATATGGCGAACTATTTCCATTCATGATATCGACATTAAATCTTGCCGGCATTATAAACTAGTTAATGAATTTACCGGCGGAATATGGCTGAAGCAAATACGACAAAAGCACCTGCTACCATCGGCGACAATGACATAGTCACTATCGCCGATAAATTAGCTGCGGCATTTTCTGAAAAGGTAAATACTGAAAAGAAGGATTTTGCTGAGCAATCTTCCTATACGCTTAATGATTATCTTGAAAAATCACAGTCTGGAAATGAAGAGCTGGCAAATAGAATAATAGACGGATTCGGCGGTGCTCTGGATGACAGCGAGCTTAATTCTTCCATGAATAGTATATATTCTTTATACAAGAACAATAAAGACGATGAAAATAAATCACACGAGTCAAATTCAGCGGCAGATGCGAACAATGGCAATGATTCGGAATCCAGGGAAGAAATAGGGATCACTCTTAAAGATATATCAGAAACGCAGAATGAACTTTTATCCTCTATAAAGGATTTGACTATTCCTGAGCAGGATATAGAAAAATCGCTTCCCGAAGATGATGAATCCCCTGATGATGACATGCAGGAAGAAATTAATCAAAAAAGTGAATTAATCAATCCTCCTGATGTAAAAGTAAATGTGAATCTTCCCGAACATTCCGATGACGAATACGAACAGAATGATGAATTAGGTAAACTTTCTTCACTAATGAATGGAATGATAACTTCCATAGATAAGCAGAATGGAATCCTGGAGAAACTTCCTTCCGCAGTGCCGGTTCAGATATCGGAGCAGAATATAGGCCAGCCTGTCACAGATAAGGAAATTCCCGATGAAACATCCGATGACAAGGAACCTATGGCAGAGCAGGAACACAATGAATATGCTGTTCCTAGAACGATAGATTACACTAAAAAATATGATGCTATAACAGATTCTCTAAAAAATGTATCCGACTCTATTTATGGATTATCTTCTGCGCTTGATTCGGATGTGCAGGAAGGGTTTGCCACTGAAGAAGAAGAGGCTACAGAAGAGAATAACCCTTCTGATATCATTCCATCTCCGATAGATATATCAAAGGATTCAATAGCCGCATTGACCGATGCAATGACTGATGGCTTTCCTAAAGATGATAATTCTCCTGCACAGGCTGATAAGATTGAACCTAGCCTTACTGATGAGCCTAAGGATGTTTCAGAAGAGTCTCCGGTAAACTCAGATGAAACATATTCCACAGAAAACGATTCTGCTATCAATATGGCTGATTTGATGGATATGGATCATGACATTGCCATGGATAAGGTAAATCCTCCGTCAATCATTGACGATAATGAAGTCGATGAAGAGATTAGACCCGGCATACAGAATTTCCAAGAAAAATCAGACTATGACACAAATATGCCAGATACATCTTCTAAAGAGCAAATAATTGGCGACAATGAGCCGGACAGCACTAATGTTGATACCACCATGGATGGATTATATGAACCAGAACCCAATGTAGAAATTCCCGATGATAAGGAAAGAACCATAAAGGAAGATATGGAAAGGGAAATGCCAATGGATTACAGTACCGTTCAGATGTTTCAGCAATCATCTCTATCGGATTCGGACATAAAAGCATTGGCTGATGCGATAGGTAAATCTGTTACCGATCATCTAGTAAATAGCAATGAACGGCGTGCATATGATGCTCAGTATCTTGATGCGGTAACTGATATGACGCGCAGAGGTAACTAATGATAAGTGATAATGATGCAACATTTACTGATAGCAACCGGTATATGCCACGGGCGTCGCATAAGGCTGACGCTAATGAACCGGTACATAATTCTACCTCGGAATTGTATCCGAACGTGATACGTATAGAACCGCTTGGCTTTCATGCACGGCAGGCATATCTAGGAGCCATCCATCGCACGGTTGATGCGCTTAAATACAGAATAGCTGAACAGCTTAATTCTGAACCGTTCAAACCGTTTTATGGAATAATGTCTCCGGATGATTTGACAAATTTAACCATTGGGTTGACAAATGCATGGTCTGAACAGACTGCTGAACAGAACATAACCGCCGCGTTTAATGCGCTTGGATCTCCTGCCGTTCTGATGCCTCTTGGCGCAAACATCGGAGAAGCCGCAACCGGAAATGCCAATGGCTTTACTGGCGGAGCGGCGGTAGGAGGGGCTCTTTCTGCCATAAATGCATTTACACAGAATCAGCAAAGCGGATTAATAGGAAAACTTCATAGCGGCATGGGAATGATAGGGTCGGCATTATCACCCGGATCTTCAAAAAATGCGGCTAATGGATCGGAAGGCGCCGGGATAATGTCATTGTATGGACTTGACTCGTCAAGCACAGGAAGTTCTACAATGAAGGGATTCAATGGCTCTAAGTTTGATTTCAAACGATCAATAACCATACAATGGTATTTGCCTGAGCAGGAAGATTTGTTCCGGCTTTCATTGCACAGGCTTTTACAGATAGGTTATGTCCGTGATTTATATAGAGATAAAAGCTCTACGTTAGGAAAACGATTAGCTAAAGCCACGAGCAGCGCTGCCATGCAATCGTTTGATTCTCTAGGAGATATGACTACTGAATTAGGCGCTTTGTCGGATTCCGCTAAGGCAAGCGCGGAAAGCATCGGTCAGCTTAAAAATACGGCGCTTAGCGGGAATGATATTTCTGCCGTAGATACCGCTGCCGGAATGACTAGTTCTATCGCTGGCAGTCTTGCCGGAACATTAGGATCATGGGCTAATGATGTATTGACTCCGCTTTCAAATAAGATTACACAGAATCAGGAGGAAGCAAAAACCGGTAAATTTTCTAATAATCAGAAGAACAATGTCATTACCGCCACGTCGGATGTGGTATCGAATCTTCTTGATACTTTTTTTGCTGCGCAGGATTTTTTTGGATATAATGTTACTCTGGTTCCGCAACCGGTGCGACTCACCGTAGGAAACATACTTGACATTGAGCCGTTGGTAATATCCGATATAACTATATCATCGTCAAAGGAACTTTTCGTCAATAGGCTTGGCGCACATATTCCTATTACGGTGTCTGCCAAGATAGGATTTGAGACATGGTTAACCCCTGGTCCAAATCACGATTTCATCCGGTTCATAGGGGACAATATATTTTATCCTTTACGCGGAAGCTGATAATAGGAGGATGCCATGGGAACTACATCGGAATTTCCAAGATTTAGAGATGACAAAGAAGGAGTACAGGATTTTACCACTGTATATGGATATGAACAGGGAAGGCCTGACATAATAGCCAGACGTGCTCTTGGAAGTAGCCGAATGTGCAAGGCGCTATGCGCGGCCAATGGAATCAGGAACCCGCTTCCTTGCCGGGATTCTGTACGGATAATATCCGAAAGCGTATATAATGAGCTGTATCTTAAAGGATACCGGGATGCTGCGCTTGAGACAGAATATAAAAATGCCATGGATGAATTGGAGATAACTACCGAATACTGGACCCATTATAATAATCTGTTTAATGGGGTAGTCAGTGAAGTAACGCAGGGGAGACTATTGTCTCTTCCTACATTACAGGGCGCGCTTACCTGGATAGAAAAATACGATCCAAACATGAAATGATTCACCGGAGATACCAATGCTTGATACAAGTTCAATAGACAACATAACTATAGACGTATTCCTCATGGGGAGAGAATATACCCAGGCGTCTATACGAAAATTCACCATGAAAATACCAATGAATCAGGTTCCATATGGGTCATTTCAGATAATGTGCAACAATGACCCAGGATTTATAATTCATAGCGGTGAATATGGCCTTATGAAAATGAACCATACTGGATCAAAGTACATGAACGATACCACGCTTACGTTCATAGTTGATAACATGCCGCCGATCATTTCTATCCCTGGAACGAACAATTACTATATGAACGTATTGTACCATCTAGGGTCGTTTGATATGTACAATACACGTACAGTACAGAAATACGGTACCGCTCCGGAAGTGATGACTCAGATCATGAAAACCAGCGGCATTCCGGAACCGATAAACACAATAACATCAAATTCCAGCAATGACAAGATGAACTGGGTATGCATAAAGAGCACTATGGAAGGGTCACTTGGAGAAATAGGGGAGCATTCCTTCATGGAAGGAGATTACCTATATTATACATTTTCCACCGATAAATGTAACTTTATAATTTCAAGCATAGGGACATCAAAGACATATTATCCTCATCAGATGTTCACATATTATAAAGATGCTTATCAGACCGGCTCAAATTCCAGCTATTTTGACAGCACGTCTAATTACAAGGCATGGTTTTTCAATAGAGAATCAAGATACAATGATGCCGGCGAAAATAAGCAGGATTTGTTTCCAAACATAGTGTACTCATCTTTTGAAGGCAATAAGCCGGATGTCGGACGATGCGACAATGAATGTTTCGGCAAACTGCTTAAGGGGGCAGGATATACGAATCAATCCGACATAGAGAACTGTTTCGGTCCATCCGGATATTCTTTCGGAAATTCATATCTTATACGCGACTATCCCCTTAACACGCATAACATGTATCAGATAGCTCCGGTCATACGCAGAAGATACATAGCTACATTAGGAAAAAAGATGACTATTTCTCTTGCCAATACCGTAGGTCCGGATGTCGGATCGTCTGTGTATGTATATAGCAAGCAGAAAGACAGGATCGACGATGCCGGGCTTCCTGATGAAATCTATTCCGATGAATATGTGATCATGGAAAAGGTTCTTATAAAGGATGGAAAAGACGAATATGGTAGGGATTCAGGAAATGAAGACCTCCATTCCATATTCACAATAGGATCCGCTAATCTTCTGACTGGACGGCCTAAAGATGTGTCCGCCGAGCTGAAAAAGATAAAATTCCCGGACGGCATGCGGATTAACGCTAGCGTATGAAAAAATATACTTTACCTTGGTGAACGGTATGCGGTAATATGAGTAAATTATGCTGTGGAGATAAGATAGATGTCGGGCTGTATAAGCCATTAGCGAAACGTCTTCTTGATTTTGGAAACGAGGTGTATAAAGATTATTCATCCTGCCGAACACTGATGTGGATGTTTATTTTTTATGACGGGAATTCCGATTGCCCACGCTGTAAATCGTCGCTCTCCGATATTAACGACTGGTTTTATAAAAAAGGCCTTCTAGATAACGCTAACGCCATGGTAAAGATAATAGTGGAACCCGAACCGGAAAAATGCAAAGTGTACACCGATCTTGGATTTACCCTCAAGCCAATGCATATATTCTGCGATCCGGATGGAAAGATATTTGACATATTCACGGGCCTTCCTGATGTAAAATGGCTTAATAAGCATATTCTTTCGTATATACAGGAAAATATTGGTCTTGACCGAGCTATGTCGATGTCAAAGGAGAAATGAATCATGGAATTAAAAGAGCATAACATAAAGAGAATAGTAGTAGGATATACGATAGACGCCGTTATAGAAGCTCATAATATAGCGATGAATCCTGAAAATGACGTATCGTTTTACAGTACAGGAAAACTTGGAGAACCGCTTGACAAATATAATGATTATGTTTCTCTTGATGATGCGAAACGACTAACGGCAATCCTGCCGGAATTAAAATTCGAAGAGGTTCCTGACTGCGAATACATGTATATTCCATATGATGATATAACGTTTAAGACTAGCAAGAATGGGCTGATACAATTCCCGCTTAGCAAGATTAGTTTTGATGACATGGATGAATGGAAGGCGGCATCCGATGGATACCACGATGGCAAAGTGCAGGAAATTCTGCAGAATAAAGGAAATTCTCCGACAAGATTGATTTCTATGTATAAGCAATGCATGCCTAAATGGTTCGTCGATAGCATTGTGCGAAACACAAGCAATACCAGATGGTCCGGTATTTCAACCAGCGAGCTTACACTTAACGGGTATCTCTATGAATTCAATCTTAATAAAATAGATTTCGACGGCGTTGAAAAATGGTATCGACCTACGATAAGTTATAATGAAATCTGCCAAAAAATACTTAACGATAACAATATATCGGTGCATCAAGCCGATAAAGATGAATGTTATGATATTCTTACAAACAGACGGCGGGAATACGTGACTTTTATGGATAACCGGGTCGATTATTATCTCGGATATAGAAATGGAATGTTTGACCGATGCATCATGAATTCAGTGCCGGTCACTGAATATCCTGACTATGTAAGCGAATTAGATGATGGCTTTGTAAGGACTCCGAAGTCTGACTACTGGGGAATAAGCAAACATGGATGTGATGTCCGTAAATTATATTCAGAAAGAATAAAGGCAATTTCTGACATTCCTATGTCCGAGATACCCATGACAAAAAATAATCTTCGGGTGTATGATGCCTATTCCAGGATACTTCCTTTATATGGAAAATTCAAGACCCTTAATCTTCAGCAGAAAATAAATACATTAATCAAATGATGTATTTCCATAATCTGCTGAATTAAATGGAAATCCATTGCCATTTTTAGCTATACGTTCATTGAATGCCTTTTCTTCCGTTGCATTTAATGATTCATAGCTCAATGCATTCTGTGTCATGTTATTTCTGGTGCGTTCCCAGAACCCAGGGTCATAGTCCATACCGGTTTTTGTAGCCTTTAACATAGTTGATGACACCGTCGTATTGTCCATCATTCCTCTATCACTTCTTTTGAATGTTCCATTAAGAGGGTTAGGCACGTTAAAGTCAACGGTGAAACCAGCTAAATCCGCTTTGGAATTATCCGGATTTATTATAGGAGCTGAAATGATCACCGCGGAATTATATTCTGATACCTGGAGGACGTCTAGATCAGTTATTTTAACTGAATTGTCATCGTTATATGCCGCGTTTCCTCCTAATAGCTCTACATTTATGTCAATCTTATGAAATCCGGATTTTGCACGTAATACAAGTGGCGAAATTTGCGCATTAAACAGGGCATTGAAAAAATTAAACCACATGAGATATGAATTATCAACGATTTTTAATGAAAGCTTTCCAGCAGGAATTTTTCCCGGGACGGAGAAAGTCATGCCCTTTACAGAATCTATGCAATTCATAGTCAGCATGTCCAGCGTTGGAACCGGAAGGGTGACCGATTCACAATTCCAGTACATATTTAACATCCGGTCATTGTTATTCCAATGAAATTTCACCCATTCGCCGAATTCTCTTTTTAATTGGGCGGTCTGATGAAAAAGATTCGGCGCAGATGTATATTTATCAGTGGATGCATTTCTCTGCATTATAGTGAGTGCCTTTTCTACGTATTCTCCACGCAATCCTATGTGAAACTTGTTTGCCGTAAATCCGGACGCATATTTAAGAAAACTTCCGATATATGTATCAGATGGTTTATCTGGATCATGCATTATAGGAGAAATTGTCTGTATATTATCGAACTGAGTCCTGGTGTTTGCCATATGTCCCCCTAATATGAATTACTTGTTTCCCCGCCAGTGACGACACATATGGCGGACAGTATGCTATTCGGATCAGGCAGGCGTATGATCTTTCTTATCTGATATTTAAATGATAACGAGAACGTCACCGGTGAAACACTTCCCGGCGTTATGGTAAGTGAACTGAGTGATGTCGGAGAACACCGGTAATATCTGATTATCATGTGTTGCTGTGCCCTGTCATCACCCAAATGGAATTCGATATAAGGTATCCACATGAGGCGGTTTCTGTACCGATGGTTATATCCATATACCCTATGATTATGATCAAGAATTGGATACGCGTCCGTCTGTCCACTCTGTATGGTTTCCATATATCGGTTTATCGCCCAGTAATTTTCATAGTAATCGTCGGCAAGCATTGTCACACTTATCGTGTCGTCCAAATATTCATTATCTTCTGTGGTAGGAATTAATGTTCTGAACTTATAATGATATTCTCCGGCATACGATAATCCCAGTCCAGGAAAAGTGAATGACTGTATGTTGGCATTAATGACCTCTGGCGCAGGTGCAGTGTGAGCTTTGGTAACGTCATCCACAGGATGTTTCCCATCATAATTCGGATCATATGATACGGGAAGATCTCCGATCCGGCAACGAATGAATCCCTGGTGCACCGGCACCGGGTTCCTGCATAGATTGCGGTTAAGTTCCCTGGTTGTGGGAAACGCCTGTGAAGACGATTCTGCCATATGTTCACTTCTTTGTCTTTATCGATCCGACAAGACTGTCGGCAGAGGCCTTGCTAGGAGCTTTGAGATATTCCGGCTTACCTAGTTCAACCAATTTTTCATCCGTTTTGTTTTTAAGGTCCTTTGTGACATATTTCGCATATGCCTTTGGATCCGGATTTTTCAATGGCTTTGAACTCGTAACGACGCCGAAATCATTTTTTCCGCCAATCTTTAGAGTAGGCGATTTCTGTGGCTTAACTATACCTACACGGTCAGGCATGCGATTTTCCTTAATGCTTCGTATGATTGTCTTCATTTCATTAGCCGATATGGACTCGCCTGCCTTTATCGGTTTAATCGATCCGACTGGAGATCCCTTAATCGTATAGATAGTGTCGGTATTAACCACAACCGGTTTGAACTTCGGGGTTCCCGACGTTCCTTCCATCTTGACTTCCGGCTCTTTTTTGGCTTCACTTACCGTAGTCTTATGGCCTTTGATGCGTTCCAGAGACGATTGCTTTACTGGGCCTATCGATCCCACCTTATCATTTTTCATGACGGTCATTCTTCCTGGCTTGCGCATCTCGTCCACGCTGTTAGTGACGGATGACGCGTTCCAGAATGGGAATACATCATTGGCGTCTAGGGTTTTCACTGGCTTCTTGGATTCCAGATGTGCTTTCACCTCTCCAAGAAGTTCTTTTTCTGTAGGCAAATTGAACATGTCCATATTTCGTTCCTATAATGCATGTTTACATAAGTAGTTTATATAAGATTCGCAGAAGAAAACTTCAGCATCCCTCAAATCTTATATAAACTAGTTATTGAAATATCTATAAACGCACACATGAAAGACATCTTCGTAGAATCGATTGAAAATAATCCATCAATAGATGGAATACGTAAATCTGCCATTGTATCGATCTATCGATCTCTTATGGAGGCTTCAGACGATGATAATAAAACCGCTTCCGGATCCGATAAGAATGAAAACAATAAAATGGCATCATCTGGGGATGAATTCAATGTTAAGGTAAATTCAGACAAATCAGCAAGTGGAATAATTTCGGCGCCAAACAGGAAAATATCATATATAGTTCTTCATTACACGGCAAGTCAGTCATCAGGAAGCGGTGCAGCGTTGTCTGTCGCTGGATTTTTCGCAAAAGGAAGCCCTAATGATAAAAATGGAGAACTTCAGCATACTGCCGCTGATTTTATCGTCGATGACAGTGAGATTTATCAATATAATCCTGATCCCGCCAATATGGAAGCCATGGCCGTGGGATCTGAGAAGCAAACGATGGCTAATCCGAAAGCATCCGGATTTGCAGCGATGTATGGAAAAATAATGAATAAAAATTCAATATCGATAGAAATGTGTAGTTCTAAAACCAAAAAGGTGGATCATCCACAGCCGGAAGAACATGACTGGAATTTCACCGATGCAGTGAAAGAAAACACAAAGAAACTGGTACGATGGCTTATGGATAAATATTCCATCGATGAAAAAAACATATACATGCATTATAATGTGACCGGTAAGCTTTGCCCAGCCATGTGGTGCCATGATGAAAACGGCGTGAAGGAATTCAATTCTTTTGTTGGAGAATGCGCCGGAAGCAAACTGCTTAAAATGAATGACACCTCGGTTAGTCTTCCGGAAGAAATGAAAAATGTTCCCGATGCTGAATTCAGCGGATTCGGGCAAGGCCTATATGTTGGAACAAGATGGCTGCATCTGGGAACAATAGGAAAATCCTCAGGATTATCACAGGAAGCCGACGCTGCATTGTCTTCCGTGATTCCTGGTGCTTCAGAAGAGGTCAAATCAACCGCGGATGTATTATATGGCGTAATTGAAGAAAAGTTAAAAAACACCGGGGTTTCCGCCCCAGTCATAGCAGAATTCGTGAAATATGTGCTAAGCCTTAAAGGAGGAGTGAACAATGTTATCAAAAAATGAAAAATACATGCTGTTTGAAAGCTCTCTTAAAGATATTTCTGGGATTGATTCGGATTCTGTCAGCACGATAGTCAGCTTACATAAGGAGATTTATTCTTCTCCTGAACTGGAAAGCGCAGAAGGTGTTCTTAATCTTAGCATTGGAGTTGGCCTGATGATTCTAGGCTGTTTCGTAGGAAAGAAAACTGCCGTGCTTGGATTGCCTGGAATTGGAGCCGCATTATATATAGCAGCTATCGCATGGGGATTAGTTGATGTAGCCAGGGGAATTTATAAAGTACATGAAGAATATGGAAAAGCTTCCGAAGAACAGGATGCCATGGAAACGGCGCAAAATGCAATAAGCAGTAAAGTTGCGAAAAATTTCCCTGGAAGTGCGGTTATATCTTCTGCGGCCGATAAAGTCATCGGAATAATGAATGCGACATCTGGCAATCTTCTTGATAAATTGGACGCGATTGCAACGCAGTTTCCCATAAATTCAGGGGCGTCTGGAGTGGGTTCTCATGATTCCCAGGATTCTTTACAGAATAATTACGGGTTTGATTCCGAGCTTAACATAACGGATCCTGTGCTGGCCAAATCTCACCCAAAGGAATATTTTAATTATTCAATTGGCATGGATTCTCAGGGAAAGACGGTAATAAACAAGAAGGCTAACGATGAGTTCATGAAAAAGTTCGAAACGTACTGGGATGAACATTCCGATCTGTTTTATATAAACACGGAAAAAGCCAAACAAGAAATGCTTGAAGAATTTAAATCATATTATTACACTACTTATTTCCTTCCTGATTTTGCCGCTAAGCTTAGAATCAGTGACGCATCCACGCTTGCGTCAAAAAGTTCCACGCAGCTAGGAATGGAAGGAGAGGATAAGTCAGGAAAAGTTATCGATAAAGATAAATATTATGCAAGCATGGGATTTGACAGAAACTCAACCATAACAGACAAACAATTGTTCGGAAAATATTTTTCGGCTAACACCGGTCTTGATCTAAATTATAATCCAGTGAATGAAAACGGGAAGGCGCTTCTTAAAAAGATGCTATCTGATCCAAACAGTGAATATATGAAATATATGCCGGCCCCGGCTTTCCTGATGGTTCCGGAAGACAGGAAAATATATGCCGAACGGGCGATGAATCCTAATACCAGAGGTCAGTCAAGATTGGGCGAATTGGGTTCAGTTGGAGGCGACGATATTACTCATGGGCAGCAGGATTATGGTAACGAATTAACAGCATCGTCAGCTAATGCGGTCGCAGGAAAATCGGTAGGAAATCCAGGCAAATCCAATGATGCATCATCCGAATCGGCACAGGCATCTGTAAAGTCTTTCGGGAAGGATACTATAACTAAATGGTATAATTCGGGAGATGATTCGGTCAAGGGGATGCTGGTGAGAGGGTGGTATAAGGATCCGACTACAGGAGAGAAGGAAAAACTTTCTCCGGAAGATGCTGATTACGCATTCCAGTGTTCACACAATGAAATATCCGCACTGCAACAGAAGGCGGATGAAAGACGCCGTCTTAATAAGTTGCATAACGGAACTCTGGCTGCGCATAACATGACGCAAGCTGAATATAACAAATACATATTAGGTAAATAGTAATGGCATTTAACGGAATATTAGGATTACGGGACGCGAACGAACCTGTCAGAGTCACCATGACTCAGCTAAAGGAGCTTAAGAAATGCGCCCTTGACCCGATATATTTCATCCGGCATTATGTGTATATAAATACGCTGGACCATGGATCTCAGCTATTCGCCCTATATGATTTTCAAGAACGTGCGATACGTAGGTTCTTGAAATATAGGTTCAACATAAACAAATGGTCAAGACAGGTAGGAAAATCCACCGTAGTGCGCGGATTTATCCTATGGTGGGTTATTTTCCATAAGGATCAGCTTGTCGCCATGATAGGAAACAAACTTTCCCTTGCCAAGGAACAGATGCAGCAGCTCCGTGACTCATATAGTAAGCTCCCTATGTGGCTTCAACCCGGAGTTAAACTATGGAACAAAACATCCATTCAACTGTCAAACAACAGCAGAATAATAGTATCCTCATCCTCTCCGGATAACATCCGCGGATTCGCTATCAATCTTCTATATCTTGACGAGTTCGCCATTCTACGGTCTGGCCTCGCCGAGGAATTCATGGCATCGGTGTTTCCCGCCATATCGTCCGGAAACACGACCCGTTGTATCATAACGTCCACCCCAAAGGGAATGAACCATTTTTATGACATGTGGTGCAAGGCCATCGATGAAGAGGTTGCCGAAAAGGATGGCGCAAAGAACCGATACATTAAATCCACGGTGATATGGAATCAGGTGCCTAGCCATACTGAAGAATGGGCAGCAGCAGAACGAGAAAAGGTCGGAGATCAGAGATTCCGCCAGGAATATGAATGCGAATTCATAGGATCCAGCATCACGCTCATCGATTACCGATGTCTGGAAAAGCTTAAGGCGATGGAACCTCTTAAGTTTGACGGATCTATATGGCCGGAGAATCTAAAGTCAATAACGAACGACATATCAATGCGCGTCTTCAAATGGCCGGAGAAAAATGTCGAATCGCGGGGATATTCATATGTCGCATCTATTGATACCGGGTTCGGAATACGAAAGGATTCTCATGTTTTGCACATACTTCTCGCGAAAAGCAATATTAAATGCGAACAGGTATTTACCATGTCTTCCAACACGGTAAGCATAAATGACTTTTGCCATATAGCTAACATCATGTTGCGCTTTTATCAGTTTCCATATCTCATAATAGAATACAACGGTCCGGGAAGCTGCGCGTATAACTATTTCTTTACCGTCGCCCAATATCCTAATATAATCAATTTTGATAATATGTGCCGCGGGCTTTGGGCCACGCCTACTATGAAGAGCAAGGTCGTCGTTCTTCTCAAAATGTATGTCCAGAGAGGATATATCCAGGTAAAAGATAAATTGACGATAATGGAACTAATGTCGTTCACGCAGAAGACTAGCAATGTATGGGGAGGTAGCGGAGGAATGCATGATGACCACGTGACCGCGCTATACTGGGCTATATATTATCTGCAGTCTACGTTCTATTATGGTAATTATGAGGAAATCGAAATACTTACCGAGCAGGAGCAGCTACGTCTTACCGATGACATGAGGGCTAAATATGTGGATGCGATAGATTACATAAAGTCACCAGAGGCAATGCAGGAACAGCACAAGCTTGGCGCAATGGTTGAAGCGTCAAATTAATGGATTCCCATTTCCTGGCTAAAGTTCAGATGGTTTCTTCCGCAAATCTTATATAAACTCTATTAAACTACTGGATAGTAATATGCATACAGATGATAAGGCGCTTAATTCCATATATACAGAAGGCGAGGCTGCGGTTGGAAAGGAAAAGGTAAATGTGCTTACCATTATCCTATCAAGGGCATTTCCTTCTGTGAATCAATCAGTCATCCGCGACATGTCTGTGCTGATGTCTATTTTCTGCACTTTGATGTATACCGGAAAGAAAATAATAATCAATGGCCAACCGCTAACCAAAGATGAATTTCAGGCATATTTTGACCGTTATGGCAAAACGATGGTGAGCAAATTTTCTTCCTCGGATGAATTCTACCAGTTTTACGGAGCGGCATGCGCAGTCGCAATATCATCATACACATATACGAACGGGTTTAATGATTCTCAGATAATATTTGACCGGCGTCGGGGAGGGGATATGACCGATAGACTTGGCCAGGCAGTCAAATGATTAATTAACGCAAGCGCTTGCTTTTTCTGCCTTAAATAAGTATATTTTATAATCGGAATCAATGCGCGAGGAATAATGGTTCAGAGTGATCTCCCACAATTCATAGACAATGACACGGTGAAGAAGCTTAGCCGATGGATGAAATCCAAACTTGAGACGAAAGATGATAGCGGAAAATTTGACATCGAAAAAATGATACATAATGCCACATATAACATAGGCGACGCCCTTATAGAGGCCAATGGGCTTGTTTTTCAGGAACAGCTTAAATATGATGAAATGGAAGGAAAATATAAGGAAGCAAGGGCGGAAAAATTTGATGCCATGATGAATCAGAGGTTGAAATATGAAAAGACCAAAGATTCAGTTGATCTAATGCTTGATGGAGAAGCCAGCATAAGCGCCCAGAAAACCGCATTGAATAAACAAAAACATTACATCGAGAATTTGAAGGCATTCGCCGAACAGGTAAGATATTATCCTAAAAACATAGATACAATAATCCAGCTGCACACAATTGCTATTGAAGCCGGCAAGAGGGGATTGATATGAGTGAACAGCCGTTTAATCCATGGGACCAGAAAATGCCATGGACAGATGATTCGGATGCATCTTCCGGTGATGATAAGAAGAATATTCATAAAAAAGAAGCATACCCACCGCATGACGATCCCAAGAAAGACGTCTTCTCCGCATTGGAAGAAAAACTTAAGCTTCCACTGGGATCCACCAAGGAAGGACTGGAAGAAAGCCGGCAGATGGTTAACCGGATAAAAGTAAATGCCCAGATGTTGGAGGCCGGGCATTCCCAGATAAAATTGCAGGACAGCTTATCGGGATCATCCGGGCCGATAACTCCGGAAATGCTTGACATGGATAGAATGAAAATTCGGGAGCAGGCGCATCAATTATATGATATAGCGAAGGCATTCCTTGATAAGCTGCAGGTTCAGATAAACCCTACCGTGGATATCAGTGATAAAATGTGGGCATCGGTTGCATCTATGATATCCAGTGTAACTGGGACCTTGGACAAGCTATTCCAGCTTACCATAAAGATTCGCCAGGAAGAAGAACTCCGCGCCATAACCATACAGAAAGATGCTAATGAAAAGAAGGCTCTATCCGAAGATGGAATAATAGAGGAAACCCCGGATGAAATGAACCGGCTCATATCGTTTTTTACCGAAGAAGATAGCAAACAACATCAAAAGGAACTCGGACATGATACAACAGAATTTGGCAACTGAAAATAAGATAGGCGTATTCGGCGACATTCATCTTGGCTATACGCTTTACCATAATGGAATAGTTACTGCCCATCATAATACGATGCGTGACCGGTTCTTTGACTTTGCCATCGCTGAACTAAAACGGAGAAACATACATACCGTTCTATTTGCCGGGGATATCTTTGATAACCGGCAATCTCTATCCGTGGAAGATATTCATTATGCTATTCAAATGTTTTCTAACAAGATGAAAGACTTCACCATAGTCATTATCCCCGGAAATCATGATATGCTATATGAGAATAATGATTCGGTATGCGGGATAGAAATGCTAAACTTCATTCCTAACGTAACTGTAGTGATGTCCCCCATGGAATATCCGGTGTTCGATGGATGGAAATGGATTTTATTTCCTTGGTTAGGAACCGAGGAAACCAAAAAGACTGCTATGGCTATGATGAAGGCGTCCGCTAAAAATAAAGCGGATGCGGATAAAAATGTATTCTTTGGTCATTTCGACATCATGGGAATGAATATGGAAGGCAGCAATATATCTAAAGAAGGATTCGATCCGGCAGAAATTGCCGAATGCTGCGGATATGTCATAAGCGGGCATTATCATTGTAAATCTATAACTAAAATTGGAAGTAGCAAGATATTGTATCTAGGAACTCCATACCAGATGTCCGCCGCGCATATGGGAAACGCCCCGGGATTTTACATATTCAACCAGGATATGTCATATGAATTTATAGAAAACACTATTGGCGAACGGTTCATCGATGTCAATGATTATGATGATCTTGATGCGCTTCCTCAATTGGAAAACACCATTGTAAGATATTTCTGTGACAGCACGAAGACCGCTGAAGATTCCGCGGTTCTCCGGGCTAAATTGAACGATAAAGCCCCTCTTTTCGTACGGACGGTGCCATATGGATCAATCATTAAAGCATCTGCAGAGGATACCGTTACAATTCCATCGGACAATACAGAAGCGGAAAAGATAACTAGAATGACTCAACTAGAGGTGGCCGAAAAGTTCATGGAAAATGCAGAGACCCCTCCCCCCATTATAGAGGGAATTGAAGTAAAAAAATCAATAATTTCTATGATTATGGATTATGACGCATCGTGAAAAAATATATTTTAGAAAAGTAAACATATTTAACGCAACCGAAGGATAATATGAAGGCAACTGATTTGTGTGAAAAGATTATAGCTGAAAAAATCAAGATTAAGGCCGAAATCGATGTGATTCATGTCAATGATGGCGATTCTAGATTTTTCGGTGGCCGGTTCAACGAAGACTTTTCCCGTATATGCCCCTTTTATGACGCATTGTGCAAATTCAACTATATATCTCTTAGCTCATCAATGTTCATAGATATATATTCTAAGCTTGTCACTACCAGGGAAACTGTGGTGGTATTGGATAATATCAAGAATACTGAAGTGTTTGATATCGTGCAGAAAATGAAGCTCGGAAGTTTCAATAATACGATAGGATCCGAGAAAATAGATGGCAACGATCTTTCCGGGAATGATTCCATCCGTAAGATAAACTTACGAGTAATTTATATTCTTGATGAGCTTATCTGTGAAGGCATAGGCGGTCGTTCAAAGTCTATATATGAATGTTATTCCGTAGAAGATCTTCTTCTTTTAGCAGACACCATAGTTGTGCCTTCGGTAGAGCTTAAATTCGCACTGAAGGATGTCGGATTCGTTAACGAAGATCAATATTCTAACGTCGTCGTTGTTCCGTTCACCGTTCCATGCAATATCTATCCAGTATACACTCAAATAAAGGCAAGGGCAGTCGGATCAGTTCTAGACAAGCCTAAGATATTAGTGAAAGGTGCCGTTCTAAGCAAGAATATATGCGATTTTGTTATAGCAAAGCACAAAAAATATAAGTTCACTCTATGCACCGGATCTGAATTGCCCGATGAGCTGATGATGCTTCTGGCAAATGGCGATGTACGTCATATTGTGCATTATACTTCTCCTAACGTCGGTGCAAAAAATATCGCACATACTTATCTAGATGAACGCGATGGACAATATGATTTCGTAATATATAGTTCTGATAGTCTTTATTATGATCTTGCCAGCGGAGACGCTGACCCTATGCTTTCCGTTGCTTCAGGGGCCTGCGTGCTGGCATGCCTTAGCCCTAAATGGTTTACGGAATCGACCCATATGTGCTGTGCAACGAAAACGGATTTTTCTCCTCAGACTACATATAACGCCATAGATGACATGGTAAAGAAATATTGTGTCACCGTAAACTGGAATGAATTGTATAATTCCCAGCGTAATTGCATAGAAGGCAAAATATCTGACAAGGCGGTAGCTCTGGCAAGACTTTTTGCGGTACTTATAGGAAAGGACATGATAAAGAAGCGGTTCTCATCGGACGTTCCTGAAAATGAATCAAATGCCTAATAAGGGTATCCATATTTTTTATGTCATAAAATATGACATGAAATGGTATGAAAAGGACCTGAACATGATGGATATGTCCATTATGCAACCTACCATCGAAGGTGATGCGTTATTTTCTATGGAAGATGCTAAGAAGTCGGCGGATAAACTTAATTCCGATGAAACCGAACGGATATCTATCATATTAAAAAACGATCGACAATATAAAGGAAATAGATACATATATTCATATTATGCCGGGAGATGATGAATGGTTAATAATACAGCTAACATGGTGAAGGATGCCATGGCTCAGATTAAAAAGGCCAAGGCAGCCGGAATAGATGATGTCATTATTCAACCACCTAAGAGGCATCATATAATAAATGACATGCCTGCGGTAATGCCATCCAATGGAAATACTACAATAGAAAAAAAGGTTTCAATCGAGCCAGGAAAGGAAGAACCCCGCTGGTTTAATCCTGACCTTAATCAATCCCCTGATAATGCCAAACCATCCGAAAAGATTACCCCTGACCAATATGATGCAATGTTCTATCAGAATAAATCGGGCGATCCGCCAGAATATGTGAAACCTGATATTCATTATACTTCCGGGGAAGAGCTGGCTAAAAAATATATGAATGCCGCAGGAAATGCCGATGCTACCCGGGATGCGATAGTTTCTAAAAATCCGATTGCCTCTGTTATTGGGGCAAATCCCCTGGATATACATGATTATAATTCATCATCCGGAAAGGCAGGGGAAGGCTTCATTCCTTTGGATGAACTTCCTTCAAAAAATCTATTTAATACCGATAAGTTAGCTGTCCAGCCGCTTAAATTAATCGATATGCTAGTTATAGAGAACATGGATAATGATAATAAGCTGGATTCATTCAGTGAGATATATTCCAGACGAATTCGGGGAACGGATCCAATGGATATACTTTCCGGGGATGAACAGTATATCCTCCAGTATCTCCGTGGATCGACCTTTTCAGGAGACCCATATACATGGGGAGGATTCACCTGCACTCAATGCGGATGCCAGGTGAAAGACAAGGATTATAAAATTGATTTCAGCAATATGAGATTCTTGACCAATAATAATCCAGAAGACGTGCTTAAACTTCATTCTGAATACGGATATCATCCCATTACAGTAACTGGCGGGACACTTAAAACATATATCCGTCGTAGAAGACATGATTATACATATAAGGCACAATGCGATGTCATAAAAAGCCGTGGAGGTACTTTAGGAAAGCCATATCTAGCGCTTCTTAACATGGCTATCGTAATGGATATAGACACTTGCAAAACCCTTGACGATAGAATACGATTCATCGCAAATCTATCTAAGGATGATTCCATTCTGCTGATGCGAGAACTTGCTGCATGTTCATTTAAAACGGTAACTAAAGTGGCACATACGTGCCCTAAATGCGGAGGTATAACGGTTACGCCGTTTCCCTTTCGGTATTCTACGTTCATTTCCTCGGTACAACTTAGGCAGCCTAAGAAAGCATAAGATTTACATTTCGGCAGAAACTTCCAACAGCATGCTGGACTGTGACAACATGTTTTTTCCCGATTTCATGGAATTAAGTAACTATGTTGATAGTAAAATGCGGTCTAGAAAGAAAAAACTATCCAAGAACGAAGTGACATACGGTTGATAGCATTTCCCTCGCCATATAAACTAGATATAGTTGATATCCGAGGGATAACATGAAGAGCGCATATAAAATTTTTACCGAATCATTACAACGTGCAGGTATAGATGGAAACACCATCCAGGCTGTTTCTGAAATCCATAAAGCGATATATGAAGCTGCCGGTAAGCCGGTAGCTGCCGAAACTGACAAGGAAGAATCTTCTGAAGAAACGCATGAAGAAAATCCAGGGAAAAATCCGGACGAGTTATCGGATGATAAATTCAACGATGATGCGGATTGCAAACAGCTGATAACAGCCGTTCTGCAATTGCTTATAGCAAAGAGCAATTCATATCAGAATTATCACTGGAACGCAGAATCAAAGGCATTGCATGAACTTTCCCAGCGGGCATATGAACTATACGGAAAAATGCGGGACAGCACCGCCGAAACGTATGTATCCATGTTCAACGAGAAGATAAGCATGGATCTATGGAAACGCGTGGTTGACATCGCCGATCGCGATGCTTTCGCCGCTTCCATACATTCGGATCTAGAAGAGTTCACTCATTTTAGGGAGAAGCTTGACGATAAACGTACGTATGGTCTTAACAGTTCCATAGATGTCATGCTGGATGAAATTACTAACATAAAATATCATCTTGCCAGATTCTTCGAGGACGAGGCCCGCTAATGACCGGATTCCTTGAACAAGCCGTTCTTTTCTACGATTCAATAGACCGTCTTGGCCTTACTGAAGCGCAATCTTCGGCGGTTTCGGCGCTGTTCGAGGAATGCTTTCATCATCGCGAGGCAAATTACATCTATTACATCGATGCATATCCGGATGAATTTTTTACTTACCGTGGAATAGAGAAACTATACCGAAAGGCTTCGCATACAGTTAACAGATATACATATTGGTTTCATAACGAACTTATAAATGGGAGAATACGCAAATTCGAAAGTAAGGATGCACTAAAAGAATTCATTCTTTCAAATCTGGACATGTATTATACCCCTGCCGTATACCGTGTAACCAATGAACGGATAAACAGTACTGATGATTTCGGAATATCTATAAAGCAGATACCCAGTGGGGGAATAGAAGGAAGACTAAACGTGACATCTAAAAAGACCGGAAATTATCTTTTTGGCATAACGTTAAACACCGGAGATCAGGATATTTATTCGCATGGGGGAGACTGGTCATGATGAATGAATCGCAAAATAGATCAGATTTCGATCTTCCTACAATCAGCACGTTCATGACTAGAGATGACATGGCGGAAAAAATAAAGGCCCGTCTTGGATATCCGGCCACTGAGATAGAGATGGAAGTGGAAAATAGAAACGGGCTAGGCCATATAGCCATGGCTATAGATGATACTCTGGCATATTTTTACAGGTATAATCAGGATGAAGCGTCATATAATGATTACATGGTGATTCATCTTCAGCGAGGAATAGTGGAATACCGTGTTCCTGATAACGTCTTTGCTGTGGTTGATCTTGTTCCTAGCTATGGGAATACATTTTCTCCTATGATGGCATGGGACGTAGGTCCAGGGGAATCCCTCATGGGTGTCGGGGGTGCCGGTCTTGGAGGCCTAGGACAGTTTGATCTTATAACGTATTCAGGCGCACTTAGGTATTTGCAGGATGTCAAGAAGCTCGTAGGAACCGTATATAATATAAAGCTTCACCCCGTTGAGCACAAGATGAGGATATATCCTACTCCTAGGTCCAACCGCAATGCCATTGCTCGGGTATATCTTAAAGAAAAGCAGAGTGAGATTTTCGCAAACCCGCTGTTTCAGGACATGGCGGTGGCCAGGGCTGGAATGCAGCTCGGATTGATCCTGATGAAAGATACGATCACTCTTCCTGGCGGCGGAACGGTAAACGGATCCACTATTTATACGACATGGAAAGAGGTGTATGATAAAAAAATGGAAGATCTCCGGAAAGAATCAGCGCCCCCATACATGATGACCGACTTGTCTAATTAATTTGCAAAATATATTTTAAGCATAGAGGACCATATGGTAAAGAAAATAAAAAATGAATTAAAGGAAGACGGACAGGATTCTATTCAGGACAAGCAGAATACGTTTTCTGCTCAGGATGAAAGTAATTCGCCTAATATGATTAAGAATACGGAAGCTTCCACTAATTTCTCCATGGAAAAAGCCCAGGAAAAGAAAAGAACCCGGCATAGGCAGACGGTCAAACTTCATAGCAAGAAACTATCCGTATCCGTGATATGTTCTAACCCGTATATAAGACAGTTTCTATGAGGATATTATGGATTGCGCCGCTTCCATAATAGGTATAATAGGTTCGGCATCGTTTGCCATATGCTCTCTTCCTCAGGTTGTGAAAGCAGTTAGGACTAGATCTACGAAAGACATATCAATGTGCTTCCTAATACTTTCCATAATAGGAAACGTATTTTCCGCTGGATATGTAATATATACCAATGTTAAATTCGGAATATATCAGATTCCATTGTATTTTAACTATGCTGCCGGATGTTCTTTCATATTGATATTGTTTTTTCTAAAATTAAGGAATGATGTATGGAAACGCTAGAAAAATGTAAAGCTAAGATAATCCAGTTCTTTTCTTACTGTGTGAACATTGACGTTTCTGATGTCGATGTAAAAATGATAGATGGACATACGGGATCGGCGGTCATGAAATTTCCATATATCAACTGGATTTTGAAAATAGAATGCTTGGTCGGGGGAATTTCAGAAACTATGGACGATGCGTATGACATATGCCCTATGATATCCGATTGCCATCTATATGCGGAAACACGTAAGATATATCTCGGAAAGCCCATATCTGCGGAATACACAATATCAGGAAAGACAATATCGGCAATGAATGTGTCATTTGAGACGGCTCTTAAAGGATTTGAAAATCTGGTCAGAAAAACTATATATGACATGAAGAAGGCAGGAAATTTCAATGAATCCGACCGGGAGGAAAGCACTCAGGAAACCCCTATTGAGAGAATTCCATCTGATATATCCGATAAACTAGATACGATAATAAGGCTTCTGACGAAGATCGTCGAAAAGGAATGACAACATGGACATTGATATGATATCTGCCGGAAATGTCATAGGATATGGCGATAAGGATCCTGCGTTATACCCTCAGACGAACAATGTTGAAGAATTTAACCGCCGGGTGGTAAATATCCCTGAATATGGATATAACAGCATTCTTGCCACGATAGAGAACTTTAAACAGCAGCATTCATATGAATTTTCCCCATTGGAAGAAATCGATTCTATTGCTATGTTTGGTAAAAAAGGAGAATGCGGTCACCATGATCCTGAGCCGAAAGCCATAGAGGCTCCTTCGGACAAAGATGTCGCATCGGTAATGGATTTACTTAAAGACAGCATATTGCAAGGATGACATATGAAATTCATAGATAAACAGGTCAAGGAAACCAGGAAAGCGAGATCCGACAGGATTTTGAACACCGAAAACGGACGACGATTGCGGGTCCGCATCATTGAATCAAAAAAAGTTTACAATAGAAGCCGGGAATCATCCGGCTTCTATTTTTATATAAGATTTGCGGAAGAAAACTCCCTGACTTTAATACATAGGTGATCCGTTGAAACGAAAAGAAGCACACATCTAACGGATGAGTAGTTCACCTTGCAATAAATGTAGAAAATATGTATATTTTCTTGACAACCGTGAATCTGCGAGGATTTAATGATTTATAAAAGCCCTGACTATGTAAATAAAAAAGTATTGGTAGATGCCTATGAAAAATCTAAACGTATAATAGCTGGGTTGAGAAAAGTAATGACCTTTCCTGACGGGGATGCGATAGAATTCATGGTGTTGAAATGTAAGGGCCTTTCGTCTAATGATTCCCCAGGAAAATTGCGGCTTTTGGGACTTTACCGCGATGCTATAATAGGCAATTATTCTCTTTTTCTAATACGCCTGTATAATGCATATGCGAAAAAATATTCTATAAATGCCAATGACCTTACGCATCTTCCGTATATAAATTTCACCTCATTGATACGTAACTATTGCCCTGGTTCAGGATCTAAATTCAATAGCTACATGATATTATGCCTTAATGGATATATAAAAAAATATATACATGACGACTGCCTTGTAAAGATAACGCCGTCTCATCACATAAGCGCAACATATTCGGAATTGACCATTTCAGAAGATGACGGTGACATTGTGGAATATCTATCGTCTCCGGAACCATTTGATGCCGACATCATGGGGAAGATACAGATATCTGACCGCGTGGCGGGCACTCTTTCTAATGACGAGCGGGACATGTATAATTATATTTTAACAACAGATTCAATACGGTCTGCAATGGAAGTATATTCTGAACAGCGCGGATGTTGCAAAGACTCCGCCATCCTTGTGCTAACCAGAATGCGTAGGAAAATGAAATCGGCATGGAAAGCTTTCTCATCCGGAGAAAAAATCAGATTAGGAGGAAAGAATGTCAAACTCGCACAATGTTAAAATCCCTAAATATGACATATTCTCCATGGTGGACAACGGAATAAATATATGCCGGTCATCTGGATATATCAATAAAAATGCAGCATATCGCAATATTGTAAAAAATATTCATTATACTTATATGGACGAACCCATTATTAATTCATTTGCAGGTAAAAAAGACGGCATATCATCAGTATATAGTTACGAAGGATTATGCACGATGCTGTCTATATATTCACCCATATTTGGATATTATATAAATTCAAAGAATGCATCCTTGGTAAGGCAGTCTGCTTCTTGGATATGCGATAACATGATTGCCAGCGGCAAATATGGTGATTCCGTATTTTCAGTCATTAAGTATGAAAGGATCCGGGATTTTTATGCTAAATTTCCAATGTATAGTTCCGAAAATATGGCTTCTCTGTATAAGGAACTTACGGTAAAGTCCATCGCCGGCATTATTGGGCATGAGACCGGACACATATGCCTTGGGCATGTGGATAACTCTGAACGAAGTGATAATAACATTTTCAGAAATGACGAACGCTCTGCTGATTTATTCGCATGCTCGATACTTCAGGGGACGGGCATAGGAAGTTCGTTCGTTGATGGAATGCTTCTTATGACTCTTGCAATATACTTTATGGAAGGAGACGACACCGGATATGAAACCCATCCATCTAGTACGGAACGAGTGATGAATATAATTAGGTCATTCAAAAACGAACTAGAGTTTTCAAACATACACGAATCAGACATACTTAAAATCATCGATTAACGCTATGGAAAAGGTTCTTTACATTTATGCATTTTATGCCGGAGATGCATGCCGGATACGAAATTTAACCGCTTCGATAGACCAGCTTATTATAGTTAATTCCGGGGCAGACATCTGCATTGTAGAGCAGAATGGATTTACTCCGGTCAACGGGGTAAAATTTCATCATACCATAGACATTCCTGATTCTAATTTTCATAAGACTGCACTGCTTAATAATGCAGTCAATAAACATCCAGAATACGATCTTTATGTAATGATAGATGCGGATTCATGGATTGATGGGGAAATAATTGACAATATTATACGGCATGGAAAAGATGCCCCTCTGGTTTTCCCATATTCTAACTGCGTCTATCTTAATGAAGCTGAAACAAGGATAAAATGCAGACATTCTGCATCTGCCATAAAAATGGCATATAATTCTAACATTCCTATAACCCGTCAGTCCGGACTCATAAATTGTTTCTCCAAATCAACATATGACGCAGTAGGCGGATTTGATGAGGAATTTTCAGGATGGGGAGCTGAAGATGATGCGTTCATATTCAAGGTGCGGCGAAAGTTTAACCTGAGAGAACTTAGATGTTCCACGGGCACTGTTCTTCATATGTGGCATCGTAAGGCTAATGATGCTTCATATCTATCTGGGGAACGATATACTAAGAACAGGGCATATTGCTCCATCATACGCCGGATGACTGATTCAGAATTCTCATCATATATTGCCGGAACCATTTCTTTGGAAACAATGTATGAAATTTTTTCCGCGGAAAATCGGCTGGAAGGATATGCCGTGATAAAAATAGGTGACGGAACTACGCTTAAAATCGATACATCCATATATTTTCTTAGGACTTTCTCACCTACCATAACTGAAGTGCTGGAGACCATACTTGAGGAAGACGGACAGGATTATGTAAAATCATTCATAAAAAAATATATAACGCCAAATTCCATATATGAATCAGTATTGTCCGACGTGAATGCATTTTTAGAAACCCACTGCATGTCTAGCGGAGGTCCGGAAATTAAATGAACATATTCTTTTCAAAAAATATGATAAACGAAAGCGAATCTTCGCATAACATTTTGGCATCATCAGCTGCCGCGTTTAATCATGACATCCGTTATTATTCAGGCACCGGGGGAAAAGTATTTTTTTATGGAGAAGAAGGCGTTCAGTCAACTTCAGAGGAAATCCGTAGATCAGCCAGACGGGTATTCATCGATTATGACGGCATTGGCTATGATACATATGGCATACATGATGTAATTACCTTCGGGCATTCGGGTAAATATCCGACATATCCAGTCAGGCATGATTTTTCTTCGATTGGACGTCTAGATCAGACCGTGTCCTTCGGAAGGATACGGGATGAATCTGACATAGATAGGTATGTGGATGCGTTAAGCAAATCAGATTATAAAATCATTCTTGCAAATATAGGGAAAAAAACATATATTTCAGATATTGCTACCGTTCTTAGTAATAAAGGAAAATCCGTGGACATAGTAGAAAATCATTCCGCATATATGCTTGAGACCTATCTAAGGACATCAAAGAGGATGGTTCATTTCGGTTCAGGAATTGGGTTTTTACATGCGGTCGCATCTCTTTTTTCATTACATGACGGGGCCGAGTATATCACTGATTCTGACATATCCGAGCCTACCGATTTACTTAATTTCATGAAATCAGAGGGATTATGCCAATCGATGACGTAATTATATATATGGATGGAATTTCAGATCCTTTTCGATTTAATGGCGGATTGAAGATGTACCAATACATCAAAGACGCCATGGCAAGGAAAAAAGATTTCATAGAGATTATACAGAAAGCACCTACGGGAAACGGAACCTTGCTTGACCTTATTCCAACAAGTAAAATAATTATAGTACAATTAGCAGAAGGAGAAATCAATGACTGATATATTTACCGGAGAAGGCATTTCAGATTCCAGTGAACAGACATCGTCGATGCAGGAATTTACACTATGGGTTCAGAAATATCGTCCAACAACGGTTGCCGACATGATACTTCCTCCTAGCATCCGATCCACTGTCGATACGGCAATAAAGCTAAATGCCTTCGGTCATTATGTGCTATATTCAGGCAAGCCAGGAACCGGAAAAACCACTTTGGCAATGGCGCTTCCCAATACTCTAGGCACTACATTCAGATTTTTTTCGGCAAAGACACAGAGTGACGTATTCGACGAGATAGAAGACTTTTCATCATCCAAGATGATTGACGGCAAGCCTAGATTCGTCGTCATAGATGAAGCCGACCATCCAAGAAATCCGGCGGATTTTTATCGTAAGCTGCAAACCTTGATAGAACAGAATGAAAGTACCATACGGTTCATTCTTACATGCAATGAATTTTACCGTCTTCCAGAACCGATAACATCCAGATGTTTTCCTATAAGCTTTGACTATTCGTCTGATGACCGGGTAATGAAAAATGCCATGTATGTAAGATTGCTTTCCATAGCAGAAACAGAAACGTCTCCGTATTCCGGAACAGTAAACAAGGATACGGTCAAAGAAATAGTTCAAAAATGCTATCCTGACATGCGGCTCATGACAAATACATTGTTCAATAATTTCCTTGAGCATAAATGCAGCATTGACGGAGAAGTCAAAATACCAAACGTTGATTTCACAGAAACCCTAATGAATATCGTACTTACTGGAGATGACATTAAAGTTAGGGAATATGTACGGGAAACATATGTTGATTTCGATTGTTTCTTCCATAGTTTCGCCGAAATGTTTATCATGAAGCTTCCTCCTGCAGGAAGGCTTAAATTCAGCGTGATGACCGCCTATTATGAAGACATGTCAAACCGTCAGGTAAATCCGCTAACTGTGATTGATGCATATATGGCAAAGACTATAGATCTTCTACATGTATGCGGGATGCTAGGATGAGTTTCTCCATAGCATCATTCATAAAAAATCGCACCCGCGGACTTGACATGTCTCCGGATGAAGAATCTTCGTTCGAACCATATCTTGCTCAGGTTGCATTGGAAAACGATACGCACCTGGCTCCTGAATTGCTTACCGAAACGAATACTGAAGCATTCTTCCGACTGTCTAAGAAACTTCAGGCACATGCCTTTGACTGCCTTTCTGGAATGTCAGTTAATATTAAATACAATCCTACCCGAGGGAAGCGTGTGGATGCCCTCCGTGCTAAAATCACCGAATGCATGAAATGTAATAATCTGGATTATAATACGGCAAAGCAAATAACGCTACTCGCAGAAGGAAGAAGTACTCGAAAGGCTTTCTTAAAATAATGCAAACTGAAATACGGCGGATGTGAAAAAGGCGAGCTGATGCTCGCCTTTTCATATAAATCTAGATAATTACTTATATATATATCCGCCAGGAATCCACATGGTGAATCTGTCGTATCTGAATTTTGCACTCCATTTTCCAAGGTCCGCTTGTTGATAAGTAAGATTAGATGGAATGCTCACTTGTTTTGGCCAGGCATTAATATAGGTTATGCTAAGGATGCAGTTTCCATACATCCAATCGTATAGCTCGACTGTCACTGTTTGGTTTCTAAGAAGCTGAACGGTAGGATTTGTCCAGTTAGCCTGCTGACCTAAGCCAAGGCTTATTTTATTGCTGGAATCCTGAGCTATTCTGTTAGTGTCATAATTTGCATCAGAGCGGTTAGCCTTGGTAAGCTCGCCGGTGTTGTATACCATGTTTCTCCATTCAAGCATAGATTCCAGCGGAGCCATATCTTCGGTAAGTACGCCGCCGATATTGAATTCTCCATCTAGCCCGTTTTGACCGGTAACATACCATTTGTTGAATCCCATGTAATGTAATGCCGCATCAGTCAGTCCTACGGAAGGCAATGCAGGAGGATCCTGCACATATAGTGCAAATTCCGATTCACCGTCCTGAACATTGAACTGATCGTGATTTTGAAGATCCATACCAAAAGCATTGAAAATACTTGTGGAAATGAGCATTCGCCATCTGGTGGTTCTGAAAGGATCGGCCAGGCTGTCTACGGCAGAGCCAAAGAACAGTTTTTTCTTTCCTTCATCGCCTATTGTGTTATTACTTGCCATAAAATTCCTCCATTACACGTAGAGTGAAGTGGTTTGAGTGTTGGACGTTCCGGTGGATTCCACCTTTGTGGTCAGGGTGATCCATCTTGATGTCTTCGTCGGCTTAATCCTAAGATCTACGTGAAGTTCATTCTTATCTATCATATCTGCAGTATTGTTGGTGTCGTCGCATATTACAGCGCCGGAATACAATCCCGCCGGGTTTGACTTGGTGATCATGTCCAGCTGAGCCTGAAGATCGGATTGTATGTTCGTCCTGAGGGTAGCCGTGTTTAGCTGGAATACTTTCTTGTCAAGATAATGGTAGGCCATCTTATGGATGCCGGCGATTAGCATGGCGACGTGTATCTGATCAAATGCGGAAGATTCCTTCTGCATCGTGAAATCTCCCCAGACGAACATGCCTTGACTATTGTATCTAGTCGGATTTACCCGTATGGATGTCAGGCGAGCGATATCAGATGTAGTGTCTTCTGGATATTTGAATGATCTAGGATATTTCTCCGTGACCGCCCATTCGGTAGGAATTACCCCATTGGTCTCGCCAGCCGGAGGAAGCCACCAGATTCCGTTTGCCGCGTTGGCGGTTATTATGGAGGCCAGCAGTATGGATTTGACGATTTCCACATTCATAAGAGTGTAATATCCGTCATAGAATATGTTTCTTCCGTCGTACATGGCTCCCCAGCGACCCTTGATACCGAATCCCTGTGCGCCGATCATCTTCTTCAGAGTAGTCTCTATGTTAGATTCTCCTACGCCGTCGAATAACGCGAAGCAGTCCTTTCTGAGTTCACATATATTCAGCATTGCGGAAATGACCGTTCCGTTAAGTGTTTCTCTGTTCTTCATGAACAGATTGGATATGTCAGTCCCTGCCGCTATCAGCATGCTTACGTCGGTGCCGTCCTTGTCAAGGAACAGATTCCATGCATTGGAAAGCGTCGCCGTATCATTGTTGTTTGCAGGAAGATAGCTCCATACTCCATCATAAATGATCGCCGGATCTCGTTCATCATATGCGAGCATGGTGGTAACTGAATCCAGATGTCCGTCCTTTACCGTCTGGGAAAGGTCATATGCGTTGTTGACGAGGAAGTTGTCCAGTATTCCGCTATCATTTATAAGGAGCCTCACTCCAGTGTCGGTGAGTGCGGAATCCGCAGCATACCCGATATAGAGGTTGGTGGTCTTATTCATCACATATGGGGATATCGTACCTTCGAATTCATAATCGGTGCCGTTAAGATGATATGTCACGAAAACATACATCCGGGCGATGGCATCTCCTTCTGCCGATAGCACATACACCTGAGACGAAGTTCCGCTGAAATCAACATCTTCATACTTCACCGTGGCAAGCCCCATGTTGTTGAATGACATGCCTATGTCATCGCTCACCATTATCTTGTCGGTGCGCTGGATTATGCCGTCGTTATACGCCGTGTACGTGAACGACATGACGTCATCATTGGAAATGAATTCGTCTAGCTGTTCATTAGCCGGAACGGTGAGATTATATGCACCGAGAATGCTTATAGTCAGTCCATCTGTTCCAGATGCCCATATTGTTGCATTGGACGCTGTTAGGTCTACCAGCTTCCATGAGGTGGTGGATCCGAATTTTACGGAAACATCTCCAGATGTGCTTAGTACCACTATGTCCTTGAATGAATTGATTGACTTCACCTCGAACATATCATCCATTGAGAACGTCCCGTCATCCGTGGAATTATCCTTTTTCTTCATGAAAAAGACGACGTCTCCCACCGAATAGTTAGTAGATGTTCCTGCCGGAACGTTTACTGCAAATGTGGACGTGGTGTTATATTTTGTTATTTCAGCCGGATCAGTAAGCGCAGTGGCATTCTCTCCGACATAGCTGTTTATTGCAAGGCCCTCGCTTTCGAATGCGGCAAGCATGTTGTCTACCGTTGCCGTCAGATCAATCACGGTTGAACCTAGTGAGGTCTCCGTTACGATTGATGCACCCGCCAATGTGGTAAGTGTTATTGCACCGGATCCTGTAACCACCGATACGTAATATTTATCCTTTGCGGCTGTTTCTATGACATCACCAACGGATATTGTATCAGCATCCTGGACTCTTGCCCTTATCTTGATAGCCGAAGGAACCCCGGATATGGCATCGGTGAATGTAAGCGTCGTATAAGTTTCAAACGACACCGTTGCAGTAACGGATCCAGTAACCGCTGTATCCGATACATAAGTATATTCTAGGCTGGTTTCTTTTGTAAGAGTTGTCCCGCCTATTGTTACTACTGCTCCAGGTTCTGTTATCGCGGAGGTAAAAGTAACCGTCACATCATACTTACTAGTTCCGGAGTTAAGTATAGATGCCTGAGTTCCCGTTACCGTTCTGGTTCCTGCAGCTGTTGGGGTGGCCACAGTTATTCCAGTATATTCGCCGGTGCTTGCTCCTATTGTAACTAGCACGGCGTCATTCTTGTCTAGTTTACTTGCAATATCACCATCGCATGTAACTGTGAGGATCTTGCTTGTAACATCAAGAGACGGATTGCTGAAAGTCAGCGCATTAACTATTTTGGGACGGTTAGTATTAATTGCTACCGTTGCTATTTTAGCGGATGAGTCATATGAATCATCTCCAAGGGACGTAATCTCATATCCGGTTATTGTAACGCCGGCAGCCATTATGGCAGCGTAAGTGGTGGAATCCGTTATGCTGATTGTAGCAACATCGGAAGTCGTAATTGAACTTACTGTTCCAGTAAAGGTGCCTTCAACGGTATACGTAAGCGTTATCGAAGACGCTGGCGTTTCTGTCGTTGTAAGAGAGTAGGTTCCGTCAATATTTCTCGTTAGCGTTCCGTAAGTACACGATACGGTCAATGCCGGATCGATAGAAGGATCGGTACTTACAGTATACGGCGATGATGATCCTGTTACTGTTCCTGTAACACTATGGATAGTATCCATTGTGAACGTCAGCTCATCACCCTGCTCCAATACAGAATTTGCCGGAGTGAACGTAAATTCTGCCGTGGATCCACTAACTTCAGCCGGAGTAACGGTTTCAGTCGTGGAAAGTCCATATATTCGCGTTGCTAGCGTGGAATGAGCAGTGTTCAGGAAATCTATTGCAGCACCCATCTTGATGTCATTGACATCTTTTATAGATGCTTCGCCATATTTTTTAACAGCTCTGTTGGCAACCGCCGTTTTTACGGAAAGATAGTCCACTCCCGTTGTCGTATCGTCATTGTTACAGTAGAATGTAACGGAAGACTTGTCGGCCAGTCCGTTATCCAGTGCGCTGAATTCAGCGGTGACAGTCAAATCCAATATCTTGGTGACCGTCGCCGTTTTCCCCTTCCCTGCGGAATCATTTCCTTCAGTGAAATCGGATGTCGGGAAATAAATGATATCCCCGACTTCGAATGAAGGGACAGAATCGCATATCAGCGTGACGATGTTTGCCGATACGCCGACGGAATTTTTCTTAACCGTAGCAGTGTACTTATCTGCTGCACGTATGGAGGCAGTAGGATCGGCATTTACCAATGCGAAAAGGACGGCATTGGTGTCTGACCGTACATCGCTGTCTTTTCCATCTTCATTGAATTCCTCACCTGCGGTGAGCTGAAAATCAACGTTAGAACCCGTGGAAATAGCTTCCTGGATGGTGTTGATCTTCCGCTTTCCGCCGAATCCGCTGAATCCATCCGACACATATCGCGTGGCAGCGAAATGCCGTATGTCAAGGGACGTGTTTCCAAGTCCTGATTTATCTACGTAATCGCTTCTCGACGCTCCGCGGTCAAATGCGACAACGAACGCATCGGATTTAAGGTCGGACTGATATGAATCAGTCTTGTCTACCTGTTCTCCATACGGACGCACGAAATGCACATGCCCGCCGTTATTAAGGACGGCTCTGGTGGCATACATGCCCATGTTGTACTTAGGCTGATTATATCCAAGCCCAAGCACCGTGTCCTGAACGGACGTGTTAGTTATTTTAATGATCTTGTTAAATTCGCCGCGGGAAGAAAATCCAACAACTCCGCCTATAACTGACGGATTGTCTATGAAAGAATACCCTGAATAATCCTCGATTTTTATCGCTACTCCGGGACTTCCTCTTGTTGCCATAATATCCTCATATCTTGGTTCACTTCATGCTAAAGTTTATATGGGTGCATTTTTTTGAAAAAAAATGGTATTCCCTTTGGAATCATCCGTTAAAAAGGTATATTTAAGGCAACTCATTAACAGGATTGCCATGAAATCAGTATTTTCTTCAATTTTTGACCTTTTGGGCATATTCGGAGCCGTAAAGGACTTTTTCGGTGATTCAAAGAAGCTTGAACGGGCATATAAGTTCATGCTTGCCGGAGTTATATTATATATCGTATATAGAATGGCATATATTGTATACCGCATGTGCCGGTTTGGATGCGTCCGTGAAGTAAATGTCCGGTTTGACGGAAATGACCTACCTGGTACGAACTCGGATGATGGAAATAAATACCCAGGGGGTGAGAAATCCGATGGTGATGAAGAGTAAAATTTTCTACGGAGCAATCAATGGCTAAGGACAAGCAGCAGTTTAAAATAGATTTTACTCCGGTTGAGACCTGGGCCGGATACACAATACTGGAAAAAATAGACTGGATTAAAAGCGTACTGCATGGTAATTCAGGCAACATATCAGGGAAAATAAACAGCAATCTTTCAGATCTATTCGAAATACTTCACCGGGCATCTTCTCCCGGAAGTGTATATCGTAAACTCAGTGATCTTGGCCTTATTTGCCTTAAATCAACGAACTTCATATCGGAGATAGAGGGAACGCTCACCAAAAAGAATCTCATCGCAACTACACAATTCGACTATATCATGAAATACCTACCCGTAAATACTGTGGATGAACTTGATATAAGTGATTTTGCACTGAATTCAGAAGTGACCCGTCTTTTTGCGGAAAATATACGTGCATTGGAATCCCGTGGAAATTTTGCCATAAAGAAGATTGAATACGATAGGAGTGATAAAAACACTGATGTACGGGTAAATTATGTGCTTCAGTATAATGGAGACATAGAGGGGTTCAAGGGATCTGAACTTTTTGTCCGTTGCGTATATTTCAATAGCAATGCTAGCGATAAGGTCACTCCTGAGGCATCTTCTAAGGGAGAATTTGTAATCGCCTTCAAAGCTTACCAAGTTACTGAGGATAACATAGTAAATGAAATGGATGCAAACGTCATCCACGACATATCACAATCAATCATTATGATAGCGTTTCGGAATTATGTGGAATGCTTAGATGTTTCTCAAAATTATATAAAGCTTGATCCGTTCGGTGATATGCAGGCAATTCCCCGTACCATTATTCCATTTGCGATAAACAACTTTGACATGGACGGGGTCATTAGCGAAATGAAGAAATGCCTTTCCATAGGGAAGCATCGCGGATATATGTTCATAGGAGATCCTGGAACGGGGAAAACGGCATCTATACAGAAGATGGTCGAACATTTCACTGACATTCCCGTATTCTGGGTGGATTCTTCTTCCCTTACGACCACCGCCATTCGCGAAGTGTTCAAAACGCTTCATTTCTTTCCCAAATCAATATGCATATTCGATGACATAGATGCACTTAATTTAAGCGAAAAATCAGCGAAAACGGCGGCATTCATAGAATGCATGGATGGCAAGGATATCCGTACAGCTTATAGCGGGATAACCATAATGACTGTAAATGAACCTACCCGGGTTCATTCTTCCATAACTACCCGTCCTGGAAGGACTGACAAGATAATATATATAGATAATCCAAGGACGAAGGAAGTCGTATTTGACATAATGCGGAAACGATACGACAATGCCGGAATGGAGATGCCTTCCGTAATATCTCTGAAAAATGAATGCCTTGTCGAAGTTATAAACAAATGCATAACTAATAATTTCACCCATGCTCACATAGCAGGAATCATAGATGATTTAATATATCTTTCAGACGGGAACCAGGAAACGCTCATCGCCGACATGAAAGCCGCTATAGATGACCGGATATCGTCGATACAGCATGCCAATCTGAAAACTAAGAACGGGTATTTCGATCATCCATCCGACGGCAAATCTTCGGATGTTCATAGAGGTCAGTCCGGAATCATCGTGTAGTTTAAAAATATCAATTAATATTTGGAAAATAGCGGATATACTCATATATCGGAATATAAACTTAATCGCACAATAAGGAAACATAATGAAGAATGTAATTAAGAGAGATGGAAGAAGAAGGAAGTTCAACCCAAGTAAAATACTTAATGCTATAAAGAACGCTTTTGCAGCAACGCAAAAAATCGCCGATGACGATATTCTTGAATCACTCACCGATAAGGTATGCGAATCTCTTGAAACCTATGAAAAGAACAATATAGGCGTAGAGCATATACAGGATACCGTGGAAGCGGTCCTAATGAAAGGATACCCAGAGGTAGCTAAGAATTTCATCCTGTACAGGAATGAGCGTAATCGGGTACGCGACACAAAGAGCAAGATAATAAGCACAATAAAGGAAATCAAGGAATCTGACATCAAATCCTCGAACATCCTCCGTGATAACGCTAACGAGGCAGGAAATACTCCCGCAGGGGCATATGCAAAGATCGCCTCCGAGACGAATAAGGTGTATGACCTTCTCAATATCATTGACCGAAAGACTGCGGAGCTTCATACTAAAGGATATATGCATATTCATGACCTGAACATGTATGATCTTACGTTCAATTGTCTTTTCGCACCCATCAGTAAGCTTCTTTCTCATGGATTCGACAGCGGGACAGGATTCATCCGTAATCCAAGCAATATAAAGACCGCCGCCCAGATAACCGCGGTGATTCTTCAGCTTCAGTCAAATCAGCAGTTCGGCGGAATAGCTTCGGCTAATCTCGACTTCGAGCTTGCCCCTTTCGTTAACATGAGCTTCATTGATAATCTTGCCGGAGAAATGGCCGCTAAGGAAAGATACACTCTTCCTGAATATGCTGACCTTGACGAAACGTATGACGAAGAATCCCATAAGAAAAAGATTAAGGATGAGCTTAAAAAGTCCGGCGTGTCTCTGGATGACGGTCAGCGTAATATGTATGCGAAATACGGAAAGGCTCAGGTTATCGCCGCAGTAAGAAAAACTGATGATGATACATATCAGGCGATGGAAGGCTTAATTCATAATCTCAATTCCCTGCAGAGCAGATCAGGAAACCAGGTTCCTTTTTCCAGCCTGAACTTCGGATTGGACACGTCTATTTGTGGAAGAATGCTTTCACATAATCTTATAAAAGCTCAGATGGCTGGCCTTGGGGATGGACTCACCGCGATTTTTCCTATCCTCATATTCAAATATATGAGGGGAGTGTCTTATCTCAAGGATGATCCTAATTATGATCTAAGGCATGAAGCCATAATCTGCCTTGCCAGAAGATTTTACCCTAATGCCGTTGGCGTAGATAATAAATTCAACGCTCAATATATCAGATATGAGTATAATGCCGAATTCATCCTTTCCCCTGATACGATGGTAAAGAAGATAGGATTCGATGATATGGCTAAATATTCTTCCATTGAGCATGAAAACGATACATATCCAAGATGGGAAGTTAATGTCAATGGAAAATACTGGCAGATATGCAAGGGAAAACTGCAACGTATAATTCCAGAAAGCACCGTATCTACCATGGGATGCCGTACAAGAGTAATAGGCAATATAAACGGGACGGAACAGACGGTGGGCAGGGGAAACCTGGCTTTTCATACGCTTAATCTGCCAAAGCTTGCGATAGAGGCGCATATCGCCTCCGATTCCGAAGATGGACGAATAAAAATATTTTATGAAAAGCTTGATTACATGCTGGACGAGGTCAAGAAATCACTTATTGATAGATTTAACTTGATATCAAATAAAATGTATGAAAATTTCCCGTTCACCATGCAGCAGGGACTGTATCTTACTTCGGATGATAAACCGCATGATATTCATGACCATATCGGCGAGATATTGAAGCAGGGAACCCTTAGCATAGGGTATATCGGACTGTATGAAACCATACTTCTGCTTACCGGTAAGACATTGGGAACTGATGAATCCATAAAACCGCTTGGCGAAGACATTGTCAGACGTATATATAATTTCTGTGTAAAGACACAGAAGGAAACTCATCTTAACTGGAGCTGTTTCGCCACTCCTGCCGAGGCTACGGCAGGAAGATTCTGCAACATAGACAAGCATCAGTTCGAAAAGAATCCTAAGCTAAAGGACGTTGATATGTTTCAACTGTTCGGAAAGGGATACTACACTAATTCGCATATGCTTCCGTTCGATGTAAAAACAACACTGGAGAACAAGGTCAAGTGGGAAGCGCCGTTCCATGAAATGACAAATGCAGGTCATATATTCTATTACAAGATAGATGGCGACCTCAGCAAAAATATCGATGGGGTGGAAAAATGCATGAATTATATGTATGAACATGACCTAGGATATTTCACCGTGACAATGGATAGCGACACGTGTGTACATATGGATGACACTGGTAAGGTATGCCATTTCCATGGCGTAATTAACGGTGCCTGCCCAAAGTGCGGAAATACTGATGAAAATTATATCGTCCGTGTAAGAAGAATAACAGGATATTTAAGTGGGTCTCCTCGTAAATCAATTACGAAAAGCTGGAATGACGGAAAGCTGAACGAGCTAAAAAATAGGGTAAATATTTGATAAAAATAAACTAATCCATGTGTTTTCTTCTGTTTTTTTGTATATTTGGACTATGCCATGTAAATGTTTAATATGCGGAAATGACTATTCGCTCCTAGGGGGCCTTGTAAATCATGTGCAACGTACTCATAAGATTGATTATAAAATCTATTATGACACGTATGTTGCACCAGGACGTACTCATGTATGTATATATTGCGGCAAGCAGAATGAATTTTCTCATGGCGTATATAAGGAGACATGCGGCAGTGAATCATGCGTAAGAAAGCTCCAGCATGACACCATGAGAAAATTGTATGGAAAATCTATGGCATCAAAGGATGCCGAAACCCGTCGGCACATTAAAAAATATGGAAGCATTGAGAAATATGAAGACTATGTAAGACATTCAGCTGAAATGAATAAGTTCACATGTTCAATATGCGGGAAGGGATATAAATCTCTCAATAAACTTAGTCAGCATCTATCTGAGGTTCATCCTGAAGTTGATCATTTGACATATTTTGAAAAATATATAGATAAGACTGATCATTCGTGCCCATATTGTGGAAATAAAAGGAAATTTGAATCATTCAAATTTCAAATGACGTGTGGATCCAGTGAATGTTTATGCAAATTACATTCCGATAATAATGCAATGAATGTTCAAGAAAACCGTGATAAAGTATCTTCAGGACTGCGCAATATTAATAACGAAGACAAGATAAAAATAAGGAAACGTATTAGAAATACATGCATTGCTCGTTTTGGTTATCCTCATAATTGGTCCTCTCCTGATATGCGTGATCGTGGTCAGTACGCAACATGCGAAAAGAAATATGGTGACCGGTATTATCATAATATTCAAAAGATGCAAAGCACCAACATGGAAAGGTTCGGTGTAAAATCGTATTCTCAGACAATAGAATTCAATAGCAGAAAATGGCATAAGGTAAAATTTGATGGGCTAACGTTCGATTCTTTATATGAGGTAAAATTTTACAATATACTTAAATATTTAGGAATATCATTTGAATATCACCCTAAGATTAAGTTTCAATATTTTTTCAATGGAAAGCAACATTTTTATTTTCCTGATTTTTTGATTGGGACCCGCATAATAGACATAAAAAATTCATATCTTCTTCATCTTATGTCAATTCCAGAAACTAAGGAAAATTCCAAATTACTGTGCATAAAGGAAAATAACGTGGAACTTGTCGATGGCGAATTATGTGAGACATTGATAAATTTCATTGCCAAAATAAATGTAACCGCCGACGTTATAGTGGATCATTGCATTGGGTCCCCATTTCCAGGAACTCATAAATGGCCGGCTGCGCATCCTATATGGAGAAGTTTCGTTCCTGGATATAAATCCCCTTATGCGGCATGGAAAGATAAGGCAACATTACGAAATGCGGTAAATAATATGCTTAAGATTCTGAATTATTCATTGGAAACAGGTAAATATCGGGCATTTTGCGTGCATCATATATTTGAACTTATAAAATTTGCCCGCGGTGAAAAGTCTGATATTGATAAACTTGTTCTTGCTCGTTTCACCATTGCTAAAATTGCGCCAAAAGTTACTGCGTTAAGAAGTCTGGATTTGTTAAAAATAATAGAGCAGTCCGGAAAGGATTTGTCAAACGGGGTATATTGCCCTATGTCAGGATTCGGCGGAATTGTCTCAGGGGTAAGAGAATGGTTCACTTCGCGTGGGATTACTCCTGATGGGAAAATCGAGGCATATGATATAAATCCGCTATTCTGTTCATGGTATGGATGGACTGAACGGGATGTACTTGCCGGAATTATACATACGGACAAAACGGTGATAGCGTGCCCTCCGTTCGGTAAAAAATACGAACATTGGGAAGGAACTCCTGATGAAATGAGTGATATAGGATTCACCAAATGGGTTTCCCTTATAAAGGAGCACATAAAGGCACCGGACTATATTTTCATAGGACCCGAGAAGAATGATAATTCCGGTAAAAAATCATGCGGATTGTTCTCTAAACGCATTGGCGTCCAGTTATATAATCCTATTAATCATGGTTAATAATGTCCATGCGTGTGCCTACCAGGCATTTACCAGCGCCAGACGTATATTCCAGCAATCCTTTGGTTACATCATCCATAGGAAGTTCACGGTCATATTTTATATGATTTCTCAATACTTCGCATAGCCAGAAGGCATCAACCATGTCATTTATCGGGGAATCATAGTTTCCTTCGAATTCTTTTGGAAATAGGTCAGGATGCATGTCTTTCATTGCATTACACATTCCAGGCTTTCCTGCGGATCCATTTCCGGTGGCAAACAGTTTGTTGGATCCTATAGGATAGGCGATTACCCCGATACCCCTTCGGTATAACTCTGTTTTAAGCGTTCCTGAAAATTCTGCAAGCTGCAGTATGCTGTTTGTCTGGCATTTCTTTGATTTTAACGCGCCATATGCATAATCCTCGATAGACATGAACTGCACATCTTTCACATGCGACAACAGCAGATCTATAGCGATCATTCTGCGCTGGATGACACACATCTTATGCCATCCCGTGGGAAGATGGGTGACTTCTATGTTATCTGTATGAATGCATCTTATCTTTGCACTGTTATACCCATAAAAATGAATTTCCTTGATATCCAGTTTATCATCCAAATCCATTATCACCTGTCCGCTGGAATGTTCGGATGGATCTATGCCCATTATCTTCATCAGTATCCATATGTTTAATTCGTTCGAATTATAAACTATATTAAAACTAATGTGGATGTATCCATATGAAAGCAAGCGATATGTTTGAGAGCTATTTGAAGTCGGTATGTACCAGCAAGGCGCAGTTCGAAGCGGTCCAGGCGCTTCACCGTATATATTTTGAAGATCAGGAATGTGATTTTTCTGGAGAAGAATGCACATGTGATGGAAAACCATGTGGCAAAACCAATTGCAAATGCGATGATGGTGTTCCCGGCGACGTTAAATGCGAATGCGGCGGAAATGAAGATAATGGAAAAGAAAATTCCCCTATGATCAATGAATCGACTGACACGATGGATGACGGGATATCTACCGGAGATGCTGATATAGAAGATGCGGCAAAGGCAACTGGCATGAGTCCGGCTGACTACGCTTCGGCTGTGTCGCTTTTTGTATCGTAATTCATTGTCCCGAGGTATTCATGGATAAGAGAAAATTCAATTTAGAACTAAACGCGATGAAGGACCGGTTTCCCGACCGGCTTCCTATGATAGAAAGCATTCAGCGCGGATTCAACCGTGACATTCCTTCCATATCCAGGGAAAATCTGCGGGAACTATATCAGAATCCGGCGCAGTTCATGGTGAAACGTCCATCTGAAAACGGAGAATGGACTACCATGCTGCATGAATGGGCGGATAATGGAGTGAGCGCGCTTCTGGAAATAAATCCCATATATCTAGCGGCTAAAAATTCATACGGGGATACCGTACTCATGAATCTTGTCGAATACGCGGTAGGGAAAACTACTGAACAGATCGATTATGGGCTTCTAAAGTCCATACTTGAACATCCTCTCGTATATGAATATAAAACAGGTAATGAAGGGGATATGGAAAAAGAAACGGTATGGAATGAAAAAGATATCACAGGGAAAACACCCGTCGATTATCTAAAGGACATGTCCACCGGAGAAGGCACATGTTCAGAATGCGATCCAATAACTGAACTTATTCCTCTGATAGCAGAATGGGAAAGCCTAATGGCGTCGGCAATGGGAGAAAATGATGAGCGCCGGATAACTGAGGAAGATGACCAGGAAACTGATTCAGAATGCGAATGTGGGGAACATCCGGATGAGGATGTGATCGTTTCTTCCAATGGAATAATTGGTGATCCAGGGAAGGAAGAAGGCTATCCATCATCAATGCTTACAGTAGGAACCGTTGATGATTATCCGGATGACATATCCATTCCTGAAGAGGCCGGGCAGATGATACAGGACGAAATAGAACACGATCCGTTGATGAGAGATACGGGAATGCTTGATCGGATAGGCTGATTCACTGAACGGTTATGACTTCGGTTCCATCAGGAAGGGTCTGCGTTATTTTCAGTCCATCATCAGACACGGTCACTCCCGGAGTATTTGACCCAAGTGTTTCGAATTCAACTAGACTGGGAGGCTCAGAAGCCTCCTTTTCTATGTCAAGATCATCGTATTCCGGGGATTGTATTGCCCGGTAAATTTTTCCCACCGCTTGCTTTGCATCTCCATCGAGCTGGATATCTTCCAGAGATTCTAAAAACCGATTCATTTTTTCTCCTTTGGGAACTGTTTCAATTTTATTACTCCTGACCGATCCATCATTATAAGTTCCCTATAATCTACGGATTCCCAGTTTCCTGCATTATATGCATTCTTTCTTGGTTTACCATAGAAGAAATATGTATATCCATGCAGATTCTCGCCGGATTTAAATATAGCTAAAGGTTTCCAATCTTTATAGGATGATTCTATAAATTTTTTGGCCTTATTACACAGGGCTTTGCTTTTGAATATTCTATAGCATACATGATATGGATCTTTTGGATCCCGTTCGGTAGGGAACACCACCAAGCCCATTTCATCGGCGGCCTTATTTTCGGCAAGTTCATATTCGCGTTCACGTATGGTATGCTTTGGATATGATCCAACCGGTTCATATGTAGGAGAGACTATGCACTTTCCTCCGCTTATCCGGCGAATCTTGTCAACCCATTCGGTAAACGTCCATCCGTGCGAGGATTGCCTTCCATGTGAATTCCATTCTTTTTTGTCTATGAATGCAAACTGATATATGTGAATCATTTCGTGCGCCATCAATTCTTCAGCTTCATGCTCAGTCATGTTGTCATAATATTTTGATATTCTTATCCGGAATAATCCAAAATATAATCCATGATTTTTTATCGTGCAATTTTTTGCCCGTCTGCTGTTGCACCAGTATCGTGCGTCAGCCAGCATGCTCGTTGTATTTGATACCTCAAAGTCTATATCATGGGGAAGGACGTTATCGAAAAACATCCGGTTGAACTTTTCATACACGGTACGCATCCATTCCGGAGTAGGTGAAAACAGCTTCCGTTCAATATCCATATAGGGTCCTCTATATTAATGAGAGTGAGCCAGCCACGCTGGTGATAGTTTATAGAATATTTTGGGAAGAAAACTTCCATATTGACTTCCGGGAGTTTTCTTCCGCAAATCTTATATAAACTGACATATGAATTGCAGGGAATTTTAGGAAGGATAAAAACATGGGAAATCTAGCTATATCAATAAATGGCGGAGGGGCACTGGGAATTGGCCCGCTTTGGTTCATGACAAGACTGGAAGCAGATTTAGGAAAATCACTTTCAGGAATGTCCGTTGCATATTCCGGAACATCAACGGGAGCAATAATAGCGGCCTGCCTTTCTGAAGGAATGTCCGCGACCGCGATATATTATCTATATAGCGACAATCTAAAAAAGATTTTCACTAAATATCCCTGGTATAAGCGTATCAATCCGTCATGCCCTACTTATGACAATAGCAATCTTAAAAAGATGCTTAAAACCAAGCTAACGGGAAAACTGAACGATTGGAAGAAACCCGTTTACATCACCACTACCTGCATGAACGGGGACAGTGTGGAAAAGGTATGGGGTATCGGCGATACTGAAGAAAAATGGTTCGCCGTATTGTCCTCGGCATCGGCGCCTACATATTTCGACGTGCTAGAAAAGGATGGAAAGTATTATTGCGATGGAGGTATGTGGTCAAACGATCCCATAATGGTGCTGGAAGCCGGCATCAAACGGGATAATCCTGAGTGGAAACCCAGGATACTTTCATTCAATACCACCATGGATACTCCTAATGATGATACCGATGGAAATAGGTGTCTGTTGAAATGGGGAGAATACATCCTGGATAACTGGGTTGCCAGGACTGGGAAAAGCAATACATTCGAGGCCATGTCGAATATAGGAAAGGAAAACGTCTTTTCCGTCTCTCCGAAGGTATCGCATAAGTATAAGATGGATAACCTAAGCTTAACTAGCGAGGTCACAAAGATATGGGACAAGGAATATGATGCGGTTAAAAAAGATCTTATTCCATGGATAGTAGGCTAGGCGTTAATGGTCATTCTGCGTACTGGATGAATTGAGTATTCATTCCATTTCATCCAGTATCCCATGACATATTCGGACAGATATCCGAAAAGCCTGGGTTCCATGTTTCCATGCATTTTATCAATGGAAAATCCTTCAAGCATGGGAAACAAAAATTCGCAATACTTATCGGACAGCGCTTTCCTGGATATGTACATGTTGCATCCCATGTATTTGTTAGATGTCAGCATTTCGTTCATCATGAAATCAACGAACTCAACGGAATAATTATCTCTAAGATACATAAGCCATGAGAACAGCAATGTTTTTACCACATCGGGGCGGCTTTCTTTAAGATTATGTTTTTCCTTTGCCATCCATGTCATTACATTAGCAGAAGGAAGTGCTGTTTCCGTCATTATGACGTCGCATCTTTCTAGGATGTTCCGTATGGACGACTCACCTAGTATTACATTTGCTGCCGGAACATTTTCTTCTACGAAAAATCTGCGGTAATGTTCAATTCCAACGATGTCGGTGTTTATCTGTTTCCATGTCTTGAACATTCCTCCTAATTCGCAATAATAATCGCTAGGAAGATATCCGGTATTTAGATTAAAATATAGCCTCGGGCGTTTTACTTCAAATGCGCTGAATGTGGGTGATGTCCCGCATATAAGTATGACCATTTCATTTACTCCTTATTATATTCCGGTGGATGGTAGTCCTTTCAACTTCGTCAAGATTTATGCATGCTTTGTCAAATCTGATGTGATTGCATATATACAGCCGTTTACCTGTGAACATGAGCCATGCGCCGAACGTGAATTCCGCCATGTATCCCATTATTCTTGCCTGCATGTCATTTAATGGATATTGTTTAAAGAAATTTTCCATATTGGCAAAAAGCCATTCGCAATACTCGTCTGCTTCAGTTTTTTTGGCAATGAACATATTACAGCAGATCAAGGTTCCTGACCTAGTTAAGTAATCCATGCAGAACTGCTTGAATCCAGGAGTGGTTTCGTTCAGAAAATCAAGCCATACGGAAAATTTCTGCGTATTTCCTGATTCTGTCATATATAAATAAGCGGGATTTCCATATGCATGCTGATGACATGTCACGATGAAATCATGCGTGTTTAGGATTTCTTTTATCCGGAATGCATCCAGAAGAGTGTACTCATGGGGAGAGTAACTTTTCCCTTCCTCGGTAAAGAACCTGCGATAATGCTCAAGACCTACTATGCCGGCATTCCAGTTTTTCCACATATAATACAGTCCGGTAAGCTCGCACATCCATTGATTTTTATCATCTATATTTTTACCGCTATGTACAGAATTGACATTGAATCTAATGCGAATGGGAGATATTGCAGCCATGGCAGGGATGGCATTACCTTCCGCAGATACCGTCATTATTGAAATGTCTTCATTTATGGTATCGGCATTTTCCTGACTTATCACCGGACGTGGAAAAATTCTTCCATATGCTTCACGAATTGCCTTTTCCGCTCTTGGATCATTGACTATAGTATTTTTATTAACCGTCCGTATTTTTATTCCTAACGATTCGGCGATCATCCCATTATAGGCGTCTTCAGAACAGTTTTCTCTTATAAGATTGCCGGAAAAGAATTTCTGCCATTGCTCGCTGAACCCAGTTTTATTGGCCGGAGGATAGATAGTCCCTGGGCCATATGTTAGTTTTATTATATGCCGATGATCCAGTTCATACGGGGAAACTGATTCCGATGAATAATCTTTTCCATTAAATGATACCCTTACATCGCAGGCGGACATTCGGCATATGCTTTCCGGATATGAATGATACATATCAAGAAGTCCATCGAAAAATCCGGGGTGATATATCATGCTGTCACTTGCCGATATTATAAGTGAATCAGGATTGACGAGCATTGTCCATATTAGTCTATTATATTTACTGGGCGGGGAATTTTTATATATTACCGTGATTCTCCCGGAATCCGATGGGGATCCGAAATATCCATCGGACATGAGCCTTTTCATGACGCATTCATCTTCTTCAGGAACCGTGATCGAGACTCTCATATCGGGATAGCTATTAATGATAGATTTCACCGTATTCCCGCATTTCTTTAATCTATCTTTTTTTGACGTAATGGCAACTACAATATCTTCCATATATTTCACATTAATCCATCAGAAAAATATATTTTTTACCATCGAATGTGCAAATTCTATATACAAAATATATATTTGAATTGAATCAAATAGGAGATATCATGCCTGCCGTATTACTCAGCATAAAGGCTAAATATGCCAATCTTATCATTTCAGGAAAAAAGACCGTGGAATGGAGGAAAACCTTGCCTAACCGTAAGGATTGGGATAACATGGTGATGCTATATTCCACTAAGCCTGATGGACGTATTTCTGGAATAGCCAAGGTCTCCCGCATCCTTACTGTTGACTGCTATAATAGCAAACGTCCGTCTGAAATTAAATCTCTTAGTAGGGCATCAACTGATTATACATCAGGAACGCAGGAGCCCGGAAATTCTATGGAGGAGCTTATCGCCGATGGATGCGTTCCGGAAGATGATCTTAAAAAATATTCCCGCGGTGAACGGCTATATGCCTGGATAATAGATTGGGCTATTCCGGTTACAGGGGATGACTTTTCTCATATGGTTGGACAACATGGACCGCAAAGTTGGCAATATATTGAGCTTAATGAAAGCAAGCAAAAACTCCGTGACTTTTTGAAAATGTCCGGAAAAATTAATGAGGACTGATATGAATTTTGAACATACATCGGTATATAATTTTGATGGCGCTCTGCGTGGAATGCGTAATCCAATGGATTCATGGGAGAAAAGCGACAGTAAATGGGATGAGACTCACACATTTTTAATAGGCCCATTGGACATGGCTCTGGCAAAGACTCTCATCCGCAGCGGTGCAGAGCACCGTAAATTTCTACGCCAGATCTTCGTCACCATTGATATTACTGCCCCTATGTATTTCTGGTCTGAATTTGATACTTATAAAGTAGGCACCGTGGCTAATTCAACATCCAAGATGCACAAGCTGTCCACTACGAAAATAACTTTGGGCTGTTTTGAAATGGATGACTATTGCTATGCAACGAATTCGGTGGACAAGTCTGCCATTGATGATATATGGACACGTACTATAAATAATCTGGAAGCCCTGCGACTTAAGTATCTGGATACCAAGGACTTTACATATTGGAAAGAACTTATACGCCTTCTTCCGGAATCATGGCTCCAGACCCGTACGGTAACGATGAATTATGAAAACATACGGTCAATGGTCAATCAGCGTAAAAATCATAAGCTTAACGAATGGTCAGGCCGGCGTGACGCATCGATGCAGCATTTCATAAAATGGGCAATGGATCTTCCATATGCCGCCGACTTCATCGCCAATGATCCCGAAAAGGAAGGTCTGAAATGACCGATTCCCTTGGAAATTATAAAACCCTTGTGAATTGCGAAGGAAAATCTATACGAATGGCCGGAATGGAAAAGGAATCATTCGTAGACGGCCCTGGAATAAGGATGGTAATATTCACGCAGGGATGTACCAGACATTGCCCGGGATGTCATAATCCTGAAACTCATGATAAGTCTGGCGGGAAGATTGTTACTGTAAAGGATATAATATCCGGAATGGATGAAAATCCCATCATAGACGGGATAACTATAAGCGGAGGCGAGCCATTCTACTGGACAGATGAGATAATACCCATTCTATATGCCGCAAAGAAACGGAACCTGAACACGGTGGTGTTCACCGGATATATTTTTGAAGAGCTGCTTAAACTAAGCAAGCAAGACGGGAATAACATATATACGGCACTTACATTGATAGACATCCTAGTTGACGGACCGTTCATTCTTGCAAAGCGGGACATAGGCCTGATGTATCGCGGTTCATCTAATCAGAGGATAATCGACGTTCCATGCAGTCTAGATAATGGCACTCCAGTCATTCATAGCATACAGGTGAAAGAACAATTGCAGAAAGGAAACTGAAATGACTGACTATCATACATATGTGGGAATATTGTCCGTGAACGCTTTTTCAGAAATATGCTCCGCGTGGCATATGACTATCCATTCAGACGATGGAGACGGGATAACTACGGCGGAAATGAATTTCACCGGAGACGTGTCAGCATACCTTACATATACAAAGGAAACTGATTTTTCATATGTCTCTTCAATCCTGTTTAACAAGAAGACTGGGGCGCTCCAGCAAGTCGAGCACGTCCCGGCATATTACAATAATGTGAGACGGCTAATGAAATGGATCGGCGAATTTCATGCCCGAGCCGAAAGACTGCAGGAACTTAAAAAAGGATCTAAAAATGACTAAAATACTGCTTGTCGGAGCCGGACTTACTAATGCAGTCATTTATACCAGGTTAATAGATAAGAAAATTCTCCCTGGAGATATAACAATTGTAGAAGCCAGGAATACGATAGGCGGAAATTGCTATACAGAAAAAATAGGGATAGACGCGTCGGATAGTTCCCGAAAGATAACTGTTCATAAATATGGCGCGCATATATTTCATACATATGACAAATCAATATGGGATTTTGCTAATCGATATGGACATTTCAGACCATATATACATCAGCCCATCGCTATATTTTCAGGAAAAGTATATAATCTTCCATTCAACATGAACACATTCTCCCGTATATTTGATGGAGTAAATACACCTAGCGAAGCTATGTACAGGATACATGACGAAATCGCATCATATCGATATGATCGTATCCATAAGGATCCGGCTAAAGAAAATGATTTGCCATGCAATCTTGAAGAAGCGGCCATCCAGATGGTTGGAACGACTATATATGAAACGCTCATCAAAGGCTACACGGAAAAACAATGGGGAATGCCGTGCGACCGGCTTGCTCCTGGCATAATACGCCGTATTCCGCTTAGGTTTACCTTTGACAATAATTATTTCGGAGATACATATCAGGGAATACCGGAAGAAGGATATACCGAATGGATTTCAAATATGTTCGGAGGGCATGAAATCATATTCGGCGCCCATATGTCAGAATTTCCTGAAATGGCCAAGAAATATGACCTGATCTATTATTCAGGGGCATTGGATGACATCGTTTCGGACAACGTATCCCATAATGAACGGGCTCTTCCTTACCGTACCGTAAGGTTCAGGGAAGAAATATTATCGGATACTCAGGGCTGCGCGGTAATTAATTATACCGGTAACGATGTCCCATACACCCGGGCGATAGAGCATAAGTATTTTAATTCGGAATGCCTGGATATTCCATCCACCGTACGTTCATATGAATATTCAGGTATATGTGGAAAAGATGACGAACCATGCTATCCTATAAATAATCAGGATAGTGCGAATACTTATAACATGATCAGGAATTCGTTGCCTAAAAATATCATTCCCGTAGGCCGGCTTGGGCTATATAAATACCTGGATATGGATGATGCTATAAAAGCAGCGATGGAAGTGAACATGGATGAAAAATGATTCAAACAACACGAGGTCATGAAATGGATAACGAATCCGGACTAATTAAAGAATATATATCACTGGTTGATACTCAGAAAAGCTACATCAAGCTGCTCACTGAAGAATATGAACGCATCAATCCATTCTGCCACGCGCATGGAATTAACGCCAGTACCGAAGCGATAGTTAATGGCGAAACTATTAGGAACGAGATCAAGAATATCGAGCAAACTATACATGAAATGAATATTCATACGAAAGATTGTACCGAGGACAATCCTAAAATGCGCGAGATCCATTTCGACCGTGAACTACGGATAATATTCGATACTGGCGATGACAGCTATTCTCCTATAGAAGGCATAAACGCGTTCATTTCCGGAGTACTGAAAAATCCAATATATTTTTACATCATGACCCCATGTGAAAGCATTACGCGTGCTAAATTTCTCTGCGCAGGATGTGATAATCCTCTATATATTTCAGTTCTGTTTGATCATACATATCCTATTGAACAATTCAAAACGGACATATCGGACTGGATGAAGAAATACATTTCAGGTAATTGTATATTCGACGAATGTGAGATAGGGGAAACATATAGTAAATACAAGCAGAAAAAGCTGGAAAAGCTTCTGGACAAAGGCGATCCGACTATGGTGAACTAACCAATATATTAATCAATGTTTAAAAACAAGTTTCATACAGTTCAATAACAGCGGATTCTTCTAGTGGTTCCAGATTAAGTTTTGATACTGATTCTTTGAATATGTGCATCTGCTTCAGATGTTCTTTGGCATCGCCTTCTGATTTGTGAGACGACAGGATTTTTCCGGTTTCGTGAGATTTTATGACCCATGGGGCGGCTTCTCCCTTTGAATTTTTATG